GTGCCAAGGCTCCCACGACATGCGGAAGTTCAGACCATAGGCTGCGGCGTTCCCGTGGAGGTAATCGATAACCTCCTGCGGCACGTCACCGGGCTTGATGGTCTTGCCGTTATAGGTCAGGTCAACTGCCATACCGAACTCATGGCTGGAGTGGCCGGGGCGGGCGACCATCTTCCCAGAGCCGTCTGAGTTCGCGAACAGTTCAGCCTGCTTCTCGGTCGACCGATACCCAGAGGTCAGGCCGAGGCCTTCCTTGATGCCGGGAGGTGCGTCTTCGATCAGAGCAGCGAGGTTCGTTGCGAAATTCGCATCGAGATTGGCAATGGCATCCGCTCGCGTTGCGCCGCCGACCGCGCGCTCTGTCAGCACGGCATAGGCGCGCGTCGGGCCACGGTTGCCGATGGGGTCTGCGGGGGTGTTCGACCCGGCATCAGCAGAAGCAGCGCGCTCGGTCGAGAGAATGCGGTTCGCCTCATCACGGGCCTTCTGGTCGATCACCACGGGGGCAAGGACGCCTTCCAGATCGGTGGCATCGCTGCCGCTGAACTGGTCCTTCTTGCTCTCGTAATACTGCTGCGCCGCGAGGGGGTCGGTCTGGGCCAGACGCAGCGCCACGTTCTTGTGGACGCCAGAGACGAACTCGCTCTCGCGGGCCTTCAAGGTGTCGGCATCCCAGCCAGACATGGCGGCGACCGATCTGAGTTCAGCCTGACCTGCGGCGATGTTCTTGGCGACCAGAGCGGGGTTGTTGAACCCGGCCAGCGCGTCCTCGGCGAAGGTGTTGATCCTGTCGGTCGACGCCTCTTTGAACCACGTCTTCCGCTCGTTCGCCTGATGCACGATGGTGCGGTCGAGGATGGAGTTCAGGCGGGCCTCTGAGGCGCGGCTGTAAGCTTGCGATCCGAACCCTGTCAGGCCCTGACCAAACTCCTCGCGCTTCGCTGCGGCCTCTTTCTCGAAGGCTGCGCGGGCGGTGACAGCGGCCTGACCTTCAAGGTTCATGAAGCCGTTCTGGCCGTACATCGCCTCACGCTCCCATGCGGCATAGCGATTGTCGGCCTGCTTGGCGGAAGCCTCACCCTCAAGTTCCTCGATAAACACCTTCGCCTGCGCCACCTTCGACAGGCCGCTGGCGGCGTCACCGAGGCCGCGCGCCTGCGCTGCACCGAAGTCCTCTGCGCTGGACCTGACGGTGAATGTCTGCTGCTGCTGCGGGCGCAGACGAACGGAAGGCTCGTAACGTGGGACGGTGGGCATCAGGCAATACTCCGAGATGCGCGGTACTTCCCGATCTCGGAGCCGCCGCCGAGGATCGTGCCGAATGCTGACAGGTATCCACCCGTCTTGGACGACTTGGCGTTCGCTGTGGACAGGGCCGCATCGGCGCGGTTGTTGGCCCCGGCGACTTTGTAGTCATAGGCCTCGCGGGCGGCGTTCGAGCGGATCGTCAGGGCGTCCAGTTCGCCGAGCATCGCGGTGTCCACGATGGTGTCGAGCGGCGAGCCGAACGAGAGGTCGACGCCGTTCGCAGCCATGGCGGCGCGCTGCCGCCCGGTCAGAGCGGCGATCTCGAAACGCTTCTGCTGCTCCTCGATCTTCCCGCGCTCGATGGCATCACGGGCATTCTTGTCCATGATCTCGGCGTTCATGGTCGCGACCTGAGCATTGTAGGTCGCTGAGGCGGCAGCGGCGTTCCCCTGCTGAACGGCAGAAACCCCACCCATCACGGTGGAGCCAATCATCAGGGCTGTTACTACATCGCACATTTCAGCGCCTCATCTCGAACATCCTAAAGAGTTCGCCATCTAGGCCCAGTTCGAACGGTTCGGAGAGTGTAAAGCCCAGCCATTTCAGCCACCGCTTAGACACCTCGTTCTCGTCGTGGACGAAGTTCATCAGCACCTGATACTGCTCGGACAGTTTCTCCTTCCATTGAAGGGAGTGGCGCAGGAACAGGCGGTAGTTGGCCTCGACAGCGTCAGTGCCGAGCAGCCACGGTGCGCCTGTCCCGGTCAGGACGTTCAGATCGGCCACGCCCCACATGACCTCGGGTTGGCCATCCACCAGCGCCGTCATGGCCCAGCGGCTGTTCTGCAGGGAGATCATCAGCGACTGATGCGGTGTCGACCGAGACGAGGCCCAGACCTCGACGCGGTCGGCCTCTCGCATGCGGGCAGCGATGCTGGCGATGTGGTCCATCCCGGCAGGTACGATGGTGACGACGGGTTTCATCAGGCCCCCAGCGCCACGTCAGGCATGATGGCGAGGATCGTCATCGGCAGCGGGTCGAACTGCTTCACGATGACGTTCCCGCCTGTGGTCCAGTTCGGTAGCGCCGTGATCTTCAGATCGCCCGTGTACAGGCCGATGGCCTCGTTCCACGCCTCGGTCGAACGCTGCTTGTACTCGACCAGCTTGCCACTATCTCGGGTGTCATCGACCGCGCCCAGCCAGATGCCGCGCGTGTCCTCGACCCGGAACCATACCTCGGCGATGGACTTCTGCCGCCCCTGCACCGTCCCCAGCCCACGCACCTGACCGAGGTCAAGATCGAGGGTCTTCAGGGTCGCCTCATAAGACAGGCCGACATGGACCACCTCGGCTGCGAATGGCAGGGTGACGTCGCCACTGGTGACGACGAGATCGCGCACCACGTTGCCATCAGCCAGAGCGACCACGGTCTCCCCCTCGAGATGGTCCAGCCCAGAGATGACGGCGGCTGCTGTGCCTGAATAGGTCAGGCCGCTGTCGACGAAGAAGGCGTCGGTGACAGCGGTGAACTGGCGGGTGTGCAGGCGCTCGATGTACCTCTTGGTGACGCCGCCGATGGTGCGGTTCACGATGAAGTACGGGACGTCCTCGCTGCCCTCTTGGATGACGACCACGTCCTCGAAGACGCCGTCCGTCTGGTGGCGCGTCCAGCCCCAGACGTCATGCTCCTTCATGTAGGTCATCGAGACGAGCGAGCCGTCATCCATGATCACCCAGACGATGGACCATGGGGACTGGGCATAGGCCCACGCCTTGATCGACTTGTACTCGAACAGGTGGCGGGCCATGATCGTCAGGTCTTTGCCGACGAAGCTGTCCTCGGCGAACTCGTAGCTGAAGTCGCGGATCACGCCGCCGATGCGCTGGGCGAACAGGACGGTGTTGCCGACCACGACGGGTTGCACCTCGGCAGCGCCCCGGTAGCCTTGGTTCTTCACGACGATGGTGTCAGGCGTCAGGTATTCGTCCTGCCCGCCTGTCACGATCCACTCGCCGCCAGAGGTCAGGACCATCAGGCCGCGCGACTGCAGCATTGACTTGATCTGGTTGACCTGCCGCGCCCTGATGCGGAACTCGAACCCGTCGCTCGCCTTGCGTGGCCGGGAGAACCCGAAGTTCTCATAGTTGGCCGACTGCGACATCCAGATCGCCTGAGGGTTGTTCACCGTCGAGGCGAACGCCAGCCTCTGGTCCACGAACGTCGAACAGGCTGGATAATTGCCAGCGCCGACGAAGGGGTTGTACCCAGTCTGCGGGGTATCGGCCAGATCGGCGGTGATGTTCTCGTCCTTGAAGGATAGCCCTGTCGTCCCGCCGATGTACCCATAGACCCCGTTATCCTCCTTGTAGACGGCGTACCTTTCAGCGCCAGCGACAGCCGACCAAGTCACCGTGTTGAAGTTCGCGGCAATACCGAGATCGGCGGCGGCGGTGGTCTGACCAAGGGCGCTGGGAAGGCTCTCCTCGCCCGTGGTCTCCGAGATCGCGCTGATCTTGTATCGGTAGGTGAAGGCCCCGGCAGAGTTCGGGGTGACGGTCGGCGCACCGGGCGCTGTAATGGACGGCGCGAACGTCGGCGTGGTCAGGGTCCAGTTGTCGTCGGCGAACCGGGACAGCTTCCGTGGGGCATAGTTCTGGTGGGAGATGTAGACGACGTCGGCCTCCTGCGTGAAGACCAGTTCCTGAAGGTCTGCCGTCACGAATGGGGTCACCACCTCGTAAGGCAGGCCACCAGACAGGACCACGCCGCCGTCCTTCCAGACGCGCATGTAGAGGTTGCCGAACTCCAGCACATACGACTGGGTCGCGGAGAACTGGAACGGCACCAGCCGGGTGGCGTTCGCGCTGGTCTTCACCTCGCCGATGAACTCGAGGCCAGCCCGGTTCGACGCGCCGCCATGGGGGTGCAGGAACAGGTTCAACCCTGTCTTCAGGCCGCTGGCGTACTTGGCCAGATCGGTGCGCGCCCAAAGGGCAGGCGACAGTTCGCCGCCCGTGAATGATGGCTGATAGGCTCTCAGGTCAACCACTGATCGGTCTCCGTGGGAATGGCTCACCGGGCGAACGGGCTTCGATGTTCTCGGCTGGCCAGTCGGAGGTCTCGCGGACCTCGTTGGCGTCCAGCGACTTCGCTGTCTCCATGGCCTGACTGGCGAGCGTCACGGCGTCAGCCCTGACCTTCAGGTCGCGGGTGATCGGATATGCGATGCGCGCCGACAGGGCCATCGACAGGGCGTCGGTGAACATCGGTGGGAACTTCGTCGGATCGGTGATCTTCTGGGTGTACTGCAGATAGGCCGGGGACAGATCGCAGTAGATCGTCTGCCCTTCGATGTCATAGGCGTGGCCACCAGAGACGATGCCCTCACCATACGGCATGTACTCGGCCATGCTCTCGTCGACCACTCGGATCACCTTGAGGCAGTCGACCGGGCGCTGATAGGCGTAGAGCCAGCGGTTCGGCTTGTCGTTGGTCACCTGAGCGAGGGAGGCCGTCTTGCCAGCCCAGCGCCACGGATAGGACTGCAGCGTGGTGTCGAGGACAATGCTGTAGAACTTCTTGCAAGCGCGGGCCTCGGCGCTCGCCTCGTCGATGGAGGCGATGTCATCCTTGCCGATGTTGCCCAGTGCAAGGTTGCAGATGTAGACGACGGATGACATCAGTCTTCATCTCCGTACATGATTTTTGCTGTGTCTTTTCCGGCCTCATCGAAGGAGGCCTCGACCACCTCGAGATCGAGCGATCCATCGCCGTTCACGCTGTCGCTCATCGAGCGGATGCGGACCTTGGCATGCATGACGAGTTCGGTACCGACCTCTTTACTGGTCAGGCCCGCAGCCTTCATCTGCTTCTTGTTCAGGTAGATCGTGGGGTAATACTTCTCTTTTGAGGCACCCGTGGCGACCGTCTCACGCTCCCACGTCTGTCCGAGATCGGTCATCTTCATAGCTGGCTCCTGTTTGATCTCGCACAATACGAGGGAACGGTTTCTCTGTTAGCTGGCCATCATCTGGCCGGGGTGCAGTGCTGCCACGATGGGACGCTGTCCGCTGGGGGTGACAGGCGCTCCGACGTCGACTGAAGGGGGGAAGCCGCCGACCGTGACGGAGCCAGACGCAGGGGATGCTGCGACCGCTGCGGCGACCGATGGAGAGAACCCTGCCACGGAGACAGCGCCTCGACCGGGCGTCATGCTGGCCGCTGCAGCGACGGCAGGCTGGAGGCCCGCCACAGCGACAGCGCCGAGGCTGGGAGCCACGTTGACCGATGATCCCGCCGTGACGGTCGGAGCGAAGCCAGCGACAGCCACAGCGCCTCTGGCAGGGGTCACAGCGGCGGCAGCGGCAACGGTCGGTGCGAGGCCTGCAACAGCGACGGCACCGCGAGGGATCGCTGCGGTGGCTGCGGCTGCAACGGTCGGCGCGGCCCCGGCAACGGCGACAGCACCGAGACCGGGCGTGACGTTGACGGCAGCGCCGACCGAGACCGATGGAGCGAAGCCCGTGACGGTGACAGCACCAAGGCTGGGCGTGACAGTGACCGGGCCTGATGCGGTTGCAAACCAATCCTCTCGGAGGATTTGACCGCCCGCACCAGCGTCTTCCCAAAGGTCAGACCCGCCGCGAATGCCTGTTGGTAGGTCGCGCTGTGGGCTGAGTACGACTGTCATGTCTTACCCGTGCGCGATCTTACCTTGGGCGCGAACAGACCCGGTAGTCGTGGTAGCGCAGTTCACGATGAACATCAGGCAGCTATTGTTGTGGATGTTGGGCAGACCAAGCTGCGCCCAGTCGTAGTTTTCGCCCTTGTTTGCAACATAAGAAGCTACGATGGACCTTTGCCGTGTGGCGGTGATCCCGAAGTTCCCAGCCGTGCCTGTCGTGGCCGAGAGCGTGACGCTGTTCACGGCACGGATAAAGCGACCAGAAACAGCCGAAATTAGCGGATACAGTCTGCCAGCCCTCGGAGTGGCACCCAAGGCAATCGCCGCAAGGTTCCCTGTGCTGGCATCATCGTAGGTCACGTTCACGGTTGCGTTCACCCCGGTCGCACCCAAGGCGGTATATATTTCCAGCCACCATTGGACGTCAGAATAGTTGGCATCGCCGCGACGATCAGCGCCGGGATCGGTAGTCACCAGAGACAATGCGCCCTGTGCCGTCGTCACAGTGCCAGACAGGCCGCCCATGTGAGCAAGGCGGTCATGGATTTCAAGGCTTTGGGTTCCAACCGCCATTGTAACCGCGAACCATGCTAGATAGGAGGTGGCAGGTGCGGTCTGGTTCGTAAAGAAAACAGAGCCAGCCGTCGCATTGGTTGGAACAGCAGCGGATGTTGGGGCCGAACCTGTCCCCGGTGCGCCAGAAGCGGTCCAGAGACTGAAAAGCTGACCAGCGGCGGTGCTGCCCAGCGAACTCTTGTCCACCACGATCCGGCTAGAGTTATTTGCCAGCGCGTTAATCAGTTCATCGCGAGTTGTGATGGTCATTCTACGGCCTCCAAATACTGCGCCGAAAAGCCACCGATTTCGCCACGGCCCGCTTCAACCAATTCAAACGCTACCTGACCATCAGGGTGTGTGATCACATTAACGACTTCATATTCTTCAGGGAAGCTTTCGGCGAATACGCCGACCACCCGAACCACTTGCCCGACACTGAACATCCCTGCCCCCTTACGACGCGGTGAAGGCGAACACCCCGGAGGCGTTCATGGTGATCGTCAGCGCGGCCCCGGTGGTGGACACAGTTCCGCCGACCTCCAGTTCGCAATAGGCGATCAGATCGTCGGTGCTGGCCAGTGTGCCGTTGGCGTCGGCATCCCGAACCAGCGCCGCCCACTTCACCGAACTCAGGGTCGACGAGGTCCACGACTGGTCGTCGCAGTCGAACGTCACGACGAGGCTCGACCGGGTCACGGTCTGGGTCACAAGCTTGCCGCCTGCGGTGTACCCGGTCCCGGTGATCTCGTTGGCCGATGCGTCAGCCCATGTGGCGTGGGTTCCTTGGTTCGGGGTGTACCCCGTCCCGAGCAGCACGATGCGGATCGCGTTGCTGTCGAGATCGAGGGTACCCTTGTTGTTCTTTTCTACGGCAGAGCCGTAGACCTTCCACGCGCCAGCAGCCATTTCAGCCCTCCAATGCGGCGCGGAGGCGCTGCTCTTTCTCGGTCAGTTCGACGGTGCGAGCGTCGAGCGACTGTTCGCGGGCGTCGAGGACAGCATCGCGTGCGTCCTGCGCTTCTGCGATCTGCGCCGCTTCTTTCTCGCGCTTGTCCAGTTCCCTGTCGCGGGCGCGCAGTGCCTTGGCCTCGGCCTTCAGGGCGACCTCGCGCTCGTCGAGAGCGGCGGTCGCCTGCGTCAGGGCCTCCATGGCAGCGTCTGCCTCGGCCTTCCTCTGGTCAGCCGCTGACAGTGCAGCAAGCGATGCGTCCTCGGCCTCTCCTGCCTGACGCAGGCGATCTTCGATGGACTGCTCGCGGGCCAGTATGTCTGCCTCCCGCTGGTCCATGTCCGTCTTCGCGGCGGTGACCTGAGCCAGTGCGGTCTCCAGACCTTCTGCGGTCGAGACCAGCCGGATCAGTTCCACCAGATCGGAGGCGTTCCTGAGGTTGTTCGGGGTGATGATCATGGCGTCCTCAGGTGTTGGTGATGAAGGCGACCTTGTCGCCGGGGTTCACGCCGAAGTATTGCGTGGCGTCGGCAGACATCCGCATCTCGTTCGCGGTCGCGGTCGGGTTCGCGCCGAACACATAGGAGCAGGCCTGATCGACGTTGATGACGACGAACCGGGTGCGAGCGTTGAACGCAGCCGACTGAACCGAGCCAGCGCCGATGGCGACCTTCTGGGTCGCGAGGGCAGGCTCCTGACCTGCAGGCACAGTGAGGCCGACGCCGTCCTTCGGCTGACGCAGGTATTCCTTGATGTAAGCGAAGGCCATCTGAAGCACCCTTCTTGGCGATTAAACGGGGCGCATACAGCGCCCCGCAGTGTTGCTTGGTCAGATGTCCTGCCCGGTGATGGGGCTGACTTGCTTCGGTGCCGTGGCGGGCGGCATGACCGTGGTCTCGGTCGATGCCTTGATCGGCGTTGGTGCAGCCGGGGCGACAGCAGGCTTGGGCGCGACGGCCTTCAGCTTGGGTTCTGCCGCCTCGACCTTTTCCTTGGCCTGCTCCGCTTCGACGTCCCAGCCGACAGCCTCCATCCAGTTGGCGGAGAAGTCGGAAGCCTTGGCCAGAACGAACTGGCCATACTTCTGGTCGCCGGGGTCACGACGGACGCTGCCGTAGTACCCCGTCTGGATCGCCTTAACGCGGAGGGTGGTCATCAGAAGTCCACCCCGTTGGTCTGCGAACCCATGACGAGGCCAGCGGTGATCTTCCCGGTGGTCGGGTTGGTCCCGGTGACGTCATAGTTCAGGCGCAGGTAGCGTTCGTCCGTACCAGCCGGGACTGCCATGATGTTCGAGGTCTTCCCGGCAATCAGGTCAGCCAGAAGGATGGTCTCGGACACCAAGGTCTTCGGCGTGGCGAAGTTCTCGACGCTGTCGCACTGAACCGAGATGGTCAGCGAGGTCAGCGTGTTGAAGGCCTCAACGACCTGAATGTGCAGCTTCAGGGCTTGGCCCTTGCCGACATCCTTGGTGAGCGGGGCAGCAGCGCCATAGACCGTACCCGTGGCGAGCAGGTCGATGACGTTCGTCGAGACTGCATCGGCGGTGATGGCCTGAGCGTCCGACAGGAGGGTGGTTTTATCGAAGATCATTTCTCTGTCCTCTTGGGATGGGGGCTGGGCCGTTAAGCCCAGCCGATCAGGTCATCAGACCACGCGGGCCTCAGTGTTCAGCAGGGCGTCCGTCTCACGCAGCGGCATGCTGCGGTAGGTCAGGACTTCCTTGCCTTCCAGTTCACGCGGGGTGACGCGCAGGTAGTCGTTGCTGCCCGTGCCGCCGCTGTGGGTGCTGAGACCGTCGAGGGCCTCGAGGACGTCGCGGTTCGCGTAGACGGCGATCCGGCTGGACTTGCCGTCCATGCGGCGCGACTGGAGTTTCCAGTAGGCCTTCCGCATCCACTTGTAGAGGTCGACGTTGCCAGCGGCGAGTTCCGACACGTCGATGTTCGCGATGCGAACCACGTAGCGCCAGTCCTTCACGGCCATGCCCATGTGCCACTCGAAGGTTTCTTCCTTCACGTAGTACGGGTTGCCATCCAAATCGAGGACACGCTGCTCGCCCTTGTCGAAGCGGGAGACGCCAGCCTTGGTGCCTTCCGGATACAGTAGGTGGCAGGCGTGGTCGCCCCAAGTCACGAACCAGATCGAGGTGTTGTCGGTCCCGGTTCCGCCCGCGTCGATGATCTGGTTGCCAGCCGCGCCGCCACCGAGGGAGCCGAAGCGCGCAGCCAGACCCTTGAACTTCTCGGGCGTGGTCGCGGTGTCGTGGTAGAACAGGCCAGAGGCCATCTCTTGGTTCATGGCTTCGAGGTGCGCCATGGCCTCGCCCAGACGCAGCGCGCCGGGGTTCTTCGACATCTTCAGCGCGCGAGTGTCGACGCCCGAACGTGCTTCAAGGAAGCCCGTGGTGTCATCGACCTGCTGAACCGAGGACTTCGACTGCGGGATGCCCTGATAGAGGCGACCCCACGCAGGCGTCGGCAGGCCAGTGCGGATCGAGTGGCGGTGGACCGCACCCATGTTGCATTCCATCGCCATGGCATCGTCGAGGATCGGGTTCTGACGCTTCAGAACTTCGATCACTTCACCGATGGCAGGGTTGTTCTGCTTGTGGATGTCGATCAGGTTCAGGTAGGTGGAAGAAAGAGTTGCCATTTATTCAGCCCTTCGGTTGATCATCGGGATACAGGGTTGCGACGGTGTCCCGCGCGACCTTCCCTTGGGACGTTGCGGTCGGGTTGTCGTCGCTGATCACGGCACCGACCTTGGCCATGAGGCGGATGACCTCGGGATGGTTGCCCGCCCCGGTCATGTTCAGGTATTCCTTCAGGCCATCAGAGCCGAACTGGCTGATAACCTTCTGAGCGTTGGCCACGGTGCTGTCCCAGTTCGCTCCGCCCATCTCAGGGTCGGCCTGCGCTGTCTTGGCCCAGCCTGTGACGGTCTGGCCAAACTGCTCGTACTCGGCCTTCTTCAGGGAGGCGAACGCGGCGGCAAGCGTGTTGGCTTGCTTCCCGTTGATGCCAGCCTCTTTCATTGCCGGGGACAGCGTGGCGAGCGTTGCCTCGTCGACCTGCAGACCATCGGGCAGGCTCAGGACGTAGTCGCCTTCAGGCACCGCATCGAGCGGATCGGCCTCGGCGGGCTTGGTCTTGTCATGCTCTGCCTTGGCAGCAGCATTCTCATCGGCGGTCTTCGCCGGATCGTCGACGTATTCCTGCCAGTCGGTTCCGCCAGTGGTGGTGTCGTTGCCCTCGCCCCCGGCCACGGTGTCGCTTCCGCCCGTGACCTCAGTTGCGCCCGTACCGGGGGTGGGGTCATTCGGATACAGGACGGAGCCAGCGTCACCGCCAGCCACATCGCCCGTACCCGAACCTACGCCCGATCCACCCTCGTCTTCGGGGGCGAACATCGGGGCTTTATTCTTCATCCACCACGGGAACACTGGCCGTCTCCTCTATCATCTTGCGCGCCCGATCAAGGAGCAGCGCGGGATATTCTGTCGGGTTCACCATCTCGATCTGAGAGATCAGCCAGAGGCCCACGTTTTGCTCACCGAGCCGGAAGTCTGTCGCCTGTCTCTCCCCGGTGTAAGCGTTGCGGTACACGCCACATCGCTCGAGGATCATCAGCAGAACTCGCCGACCTTGCGGTAATCGCAATACTGCCTCCAGATCAAGTTGGACCCGGTCACGGTTCAGTTGGTCATCCGCCGACAGTTTCTCGGTCAACTGATCGGTCATCATGCGATCCCGATCTGCTGCAGAAGCGCGCTGCCAGTGCCACCATTTGGCACCTCAGACAGGACGCGGGCCGCTTCAGCGCCCTGACGCGCGGCGGTCGCCATGGCCGGGGCCTGCTCTGCCATCTGCTGCTGCTGCATCTGCTGCGCCCGGTTTTCGCGGGTCTTCTTGACGTTGTCGTCGGTGACGATGACCGATGGGTCGATGCCGACCAGATCGCTGTAGACGTCGATGGCCTGATCCGCGTCCAGCTTGTCCATGACCTCGGGCTTCACCCCGGCCAGCGATCCAGCGAACGAGAACACCCGCTCGATGGCCCCGGTGCCGATGGCCTTCTGCGCCTGAGCGAGCATCGAGACGTACTCGATCTTCAGTTCGCTCTCCTCGATCTCCTTGGGCGGCGGGCCGAACATGCCGCGTCCAGCCATGACGCCGAAGGTCTGGTCGATGACTGGCGCAAGCTGGCCTCCGTAGATGTTCTCCAGCACCGGGCCGAGAGCCAGAAGCTTCTCCTCCTTGCGCTCGGCGATCTCGAACTGGTTGCGCGGCTGGATGCCCTCCATCTGGGACAGCATCAGGAACAGGTCGGCGTAGAACGTGCGGTCGATCCGATACTGGGTCTCGCGGATGTCCTCGCGCAGTTCGGTCACGGTCAGGTTCACGTCGATGGCGGCGCGGAAACCCTTGCCTTGAGGATCGTCGACATAGGTCAGCGCCCCCGGCATGAGAGATGCTGGGTTGCCCTTCATGCTCATCGGCCCAACCATCGGCGGGCGCACCTTCTTGTCGACGGTCTCGCCCTTCCTGATCTGCATCACCTGAAGCTGCTTGACGTCTGGCAGGGCTTCCATCCCCGGCCCGGTGCCATAGTCATCATCGGCGACGGCCTCCCACATCGGGGAGATGATCGGATTGCGGCTGAACCCGCTCTCGGCGAGCAGCTTGTCCTCGCGCCCAGCGCCATCCTCCCAGTAGTTCGACAGGAAGGGCTTGTTCTTCGCGTCGATCTTGCCGATCTCGCGATCCTTGCGGGGTTCGATGGCGTGGTTGATGATGAAGTGCTGGTCGTAGTCGCCCTTGTCGTAGCAGTTCCGGATGACCGTGCTGCAGTTGTCGTAGCCGAACCGGGCGACGATCTTCTCGCAGGACCAGTACAGTTGGCGGTACAGGGTGTTCGCCTCGCCGTACTCATCGCGAGCCAGCCAGAACGTGCCATGGGTCAACTGTAGCATGCGGACGATCCGGCGTTCATCCTCGATCAGGATGCCGCAGGACTGGCCGAACGAGCCGAGATCGCCATAGCCGTAGTGAAACGACTTGTAGATGTTGGAGGCCTGAAAGACCTCGCGCATCATCGCCTCAGCGCGGGACAGGTAGGTCTTGACCGGGGCATACTCGCGCAGGTCAGGGTCGAACGTGGTCAGCCTGAACCAAGGGCGAGCAGGGCTGGTGATGCCAGAGTGCATGCCTGATGCCAGCGTCCGCAGTGCGAGAAGCTGGCTGGGGTCGATGATCTTCTTGCGATCCGGCCTGCCCTTGATGTCGTTGACGTTGCGGCGATACCGCGTCGGGGCGATGTACTGGGAAATCTCGTACCAGTGATCGTCCCAATAAGAGCGGCGCTCCTTCAGCGACTGAAGGCGGCGTTCATGGTATCTGCGCTTCGTCTCTGTGGGTTTGATCATCTCAGGCCCCGAGCAGGGTCTTCTTGCCCGTCTCAGCGCCCTGCGTCACACCCATGGGGCTGGTCAGGATGGTCGACGGTGCGCGCATCTGCTGCGCCATCCGCTCGCCAGCCTGCTGCGTCTGGGCGCGGTCAGGGGTCTTCGCTGCGGCATACTGGGTCGGTGCCACTGGGGCCGGGATGGACGGTGTTTTGCACATGGCTCGATCCTCTTTGCGTCGACCGATACGCCTGAGATGGTTTCTCAGGCGAACGGGTTGTAGTCATCGGCCATCAGCGTGGTCGGCTGTGCTTGGCTCTCAAAGCCCACGGGTACGGTCTTCTTGGTGACCGGGGCCGCGAAGGTCAGAGCCAGCGCGTCACCCTTGTTGGGCGACGGCAGGCCTCGATCCTTCATGTCCTCCTTGCTCTCGAGCAGTATCTTGCCGTCGAGCCGTGGCACGGTCTCAGGGCCGATCAGGTCTTGATACAGGTCATCGTCCTTGGGATCGATGGCCCCGCCCTGCTTCAGCCACGCCTTCATCTCGCCCCACATCTCGGCCCGCTTGTTCATGTAGCCGGGGTTGGATGGCTTGCCTGAGAACCAGACCAGTTGCCACGATCTGCCCATCACCTGACCAGCAGAGATGATCCCGGTGCCGTAGCCGCCGTCGATGAACACCGCGTCGGCCTGATGCTCGACCTCGAGCCGGAAGATCAGGTTGGCCACTTCGATGTCGTTGTCGTTCTTCGGCAGCGTGGCGAGCGACTTGGTGTAGAGGCCCTGACGCAGCACGATCTCGAGGGCATCGTCGCCTGTCCAAGCCGGGTCGACGCCGATGATCTTGGGCGCGAAGTTGTATTGGTCCAGCCTGAGGTGGCGGTTGCGGGCGGCATCGACATCGTCACCGCTGATGAACTGCAGCGCCGACTGGCTGGGGAACTGTCCCCTGACGCGGACCTTGACGAAGTCGCTGTCCTCGCCGTGGTCATCGACCCACTGCTGTATCTTCTTCTTGTTGGTGCCGGGGACGGTGCGGCTGTCGATGTTCATGTGATGCCAGCGGTGGCGATAGCGCCGGAAGCATTCACGGAAGCGGCCAGAGTTGCGCGTCGGGTTGCCGAAGACGATCCACAGGATGATGGTGTCCTCGTCGGTCAGCGCGCCCTCGGCCACTTCCCAGACCTTGTCGGCGATCTTCGAGGCCTCGTCGAACAGCACGACGATGATCTTGTCCTTGTTGTGCAAGCCAGCGAAGGCCTCGGTGTTGTGTTCGGACCATGGAATGAAGTCCTGCCGCCACGTCTCACTGTGGCCGGGAGCCTTGCTCTTGATCGATGTCGCCTGCGTGTCGAACCAGTGCGAGGTGATCGACCGCCTGAACCACATGCCGATCTCGGGCGCGGTCTTGGTGCGAAGCTGGCCATCGGTGTTGGCCGTGGTCACGATCTTGGCATCGCTGAAGCAGGACATCGCCCAGTTCGAGATCATGCCCATCTGGGCTGACTTGCCGATACCGTGGCCCGATGCCACCGCGATCTGGCATGGCTGATACCGCGTCTCTGGGTTGGCCAGATGATCGCGGATGATGTTGTTGATGTTGCGCTGCCACTCGCGAGGCCCGTCGTAATCGGCCAGTACGCCATGGCCCCAGTCCCACGCTGCCATGGCCCACTTGTTGGGGTCGTATCGGCTGGCTGCTGCGAGGTCGATGATCTGCTCGTTCGGGTCACTCACGATCTGGTTCCTTGGCAATCTGTATCTTCACGGCCTGATCCAGCCTCTTTGCCATCTCTGTCAGCAGCGCCTCGAGAGCGGTCACGCCGACCGGGGTGAACTGATACCCCATGCCAGCGATGCTTGCGGTCTTCAGCTTCCGGCGAAGCCCCTCGGTCGCTCCTGACCATGTGTTATCGGTCACGGGACATTCCTCACCTTCAGCCACCATGCAGCCCAGCAGCAGCCGATGACGAAGCCCAGCGCGATCATGAACAACGACCAGATCATGCTCTGCTGAACCCCGCCACAAGCGCAGCAGCAGCCGCGATCAGCCACACCCATGTCCATGGGTCACTCATCATCTGTGACAGCATTGCTCACTCCTGTTATTGCATCTGCGATCCGCTTTGATGCGCGGTCCAGCCTGTCCGCCAGAGCATCCAGCCCGGTGACAGCCACGCGATCCTCGAAGGCCTTCACGTTGACGTGCTTGCCGATCAGTTCGATGGCGCGGATGCGGTCGACGGTCTTGATCTTCTTGACCACGCCGATCTGCTCGCGCTCCTCACCACGACCTTCGAACAACTGCTCGACGTCCACCCCGGCAATGAGGCCCTGACGCCAGATCATCGGCCAGTCCTCGACCGGGAGCAGTTCGCCTGTCGTGTCGTACAGGTCATTCAGATCGGCCTCAGCAATGGCTGCGAGGCGGGTCAGAACCCAGTCCGCATTGATTTTGGTCCGCTCGCTGCGTTCGTCACGGAGGCGTTCGATTTCTGACTGCACCTCAGGATTTTTCAGGAGATCGTGGGCTTGAGAATACGCTGAGTTTCTACTGTATCCCGCCCTGATCGCTGCCTGTGTTGCATTAAGATCGACCAGATACTCCTCGCAGAAGCGGTAGATTTTCGGCGTCAGTGCCATGGTGTGTTCTCCTTCCTGTTGAGGAATACACATCAAAGGTTTCTCTGTTCTAAGGGTCGTGCGTAATTTGGTGCGTAAGAAACACCTGTCGACGCTATACGTTATTACTGTAAATATATAAATCCGAGAGGTATCGGGTCTTTATAATTTACAGCAATAGCCTTTAAGGTTGAACCGACCTTTTTCTGCACCACCCCTCTTACTATAAACTCTTGAAATGTAAGAATTATATATAGAGGAAGTGTTTCTAAGGATGGGTTTACTGGGGTTTATTTTATAGTTGATCATCGTAACAGTTTGGCAGACCCATCCATGCCTATGTTAACCATGAGTTTACAACTGTTGAAAATATCAATTAAAGCTGTTGTGGTTACCGCAACATATGGAGGTCGATGTGACCGAAGTCGAGAAGAAACCGAAGGAGTATCTGATGGAGATGGGCATCGGCCCTGACCATGCGATCCTCGTCGCACCCGACAAAGCGAACACGTTCAGGACCACTGCTTCGATGCTGAAGATGCAGGGCCTGCGGTTCAAGACGCGGGTCATCGCGCCGGGTGCTGATGAGGGTTGGCCCGGTCAGTCTGGCCTGAAGATCGTGCGGGTGAAGTGATGAAGGGGTTAACCGCGCGCCTCGTTGCACTGGAGATCGGCGAGCAGATCACAGTGCCGTTGAACGAGTATAACCGCTGGTGGCAGGCCCGAGACCGGGCGATCCACTGCCACAACTACAACATCTCTTGGGAGAAGACTGACGAGGGGTACGTGCTATGCCGTCTCGCGTGAAGCCGCACCCTGCGACTGCTGACGACAGCTATAAGCGCGGCCTGAAGCATGCCCGGTCGATCATGGTCGAGGCCACCGCAGACATCACCGACCCTGACAGCGTCACCGTGCTGGCGAAGGCCTTCATCATCCTGAACCGGGAGATCGCAGCCGTTACTGGCCGGGTCGAGGGCGGCGAGCGGATCGACTACCTCGCCATGGTCCAGCGGAAGGCTCGCGATGAGTGGCGCAGCGGCGGAGGGTTCGATGAGGTTGACGGTGCCGCAGTGGTGACCACGCCCATCGGGCGGCTGTCCTGCGAGGCGCGGTTCGGCGACGATGGCTGGGCCTCTACGTATTACCTGAACGGCGAGCGGATCGCCGTGCGGGAGATCAAGGCTCTGGGATTGGCCCAGCGCCCCACAACACGGAATAGGAGGAAGACGTCGTGAGCGAGAATAAACCCGTGATCCCGACCGATCTGGCGATGATGCTGCGGCCAGCCCAGAACGGTGGCTGGATCATCGAGAACATCAGGGAAAGCCATCTGAGGATGCCGAGCGTTCTGGGCGCGTTCACTACCCCGGCAGACATGCTGGCGGCGCTGCAGGAGGCGTTCTACCCAACGCAGCGCCCCGTGGCCCAAGCCGAGGGTACGGTCAAAAAGATCGTGATGAACCCAGCAACAGGCGAAACGAGGGCTGCAGAATGAACGCCCAGCTTGAGGAGAAAAAAATGCGGCTGAATAGAAAGGAGACCACGTCGTGACCTGTATTGCGGTGGGACTGCTGCTTGCCCTGACCCTGCCTGTCGCCTGCCTTCTGTTGGTGGTGATCTACAGTGAGGGCCAATCGAAGAAGCGCGACCGGGTGACTGACGCGCTTTATGGCGATGATGCCGAAGCCCCACGGGAGTTCCGTGGCCTGACCGGGAGGATGAGAAAGTGAGCGAGGAGAGAGCGAAGGAGATCGCCGACATGGCCGAGAAGCTGGCTGCTACAGACCCGCCTGAGAATTTGCCGGAAATGATTGCCACCGCTGTGATGCGCCATCCAACGTTCATCCATGAGCAGGGTGATCCTGCGCGTTGGGAGAGGGTGATTGGACTGGCCTACCGTGACCGTCGGCGGATACAGACCATGGCGCGAGCAGAGCCGACCGCCGTCATGGTCAACCGCGATGAGCGTCGGCACTGCATCGCTTGGCTGCAAAAGTCTGGGCAGCACAGCGCCGCATACCAACACGGGGGCGGTTACAGGGAACCCGGTGGCGATGACCGCTTGTTCAACCTTCCTCTGTTCTGGGCAGCGCCGGGGTCGATGAAGGGAATGACCGTCATCGTCCTGACCGACTTCTCGCAGAGGTCGTAACGAGGCGTATTGACATCCTCTGGGTGTATGATTAATGTTGTGAAAGTCGCAACACACCCAGAGGAGACTACCAGATGGTTAACATCGAGGCACGGTTCAGCAACGACACCGTCGACGTCTACAAGGGCCACCGCGCCGTCACCGCCGCTTGGGCCATCGTCAGCCGCGCAACTGGCGCTATCCTGCTGTCGGGCCACAGCCTCGACCGCGTCAAGGCCAGCAAGACTGCAGACGGCAAGCTGCAGAGCCTGCGCTTTGTCAACCTCGGCCTGCCTATGGATCACCCGCTGCGGTACTTCGAGGGCGCAGACTGGCGTGACACCGTCAAGCAGAAGCGCGCCAAGCGCGCACACAACGAGGATCGCCTCGCCCTGATCCGCTCACTGGTGACCATCGAGATCGTCAATGTCTGACCTCGAACGTCACCTGAACGAACTGGGCGTCACCGCAGCCTGACGCATCGGTGTCCCGCCCCATGCGGGCGGGCATCCCATGTGCCAGCAGAAGGAGACAGACATGGCCAGACTGACCAAAGACATGCGGGAACACATCCACAGCGCCATCATGCGGGGGCTTCCACTCGTTGACTATGCCATCCAGATTGAGGCCCTGCTGCAGGGCATCATCATCAAGCACGCCCCGCAAAGCGTGCAGAGGGTCTATGCTGACCCCGGCACCCAACCCTATCTGCGGACAGAAATGGTCGAAGTCCGCGTCGAGAACGAGCGCGAAGATCGCTACCCGTTCCGCAAGCGCCTTTACGGCCTGAAGGAAGGCATCACCCTGCGGATGGACCCGCGCACCGAGACGCTGCTGAAGGAAGGCACCCTCTACGCGGCGCTCTACAACGGCCTGCGCGAAAGCGGGCTGCTGGACAAGCAGGTCGAACAAACCACCCTGCGGCGCGATGTGTCGAAACGGTTGGAGGCCAATCTGGCAGCGGTCTCGACCTTGAAGCGCCTGCGCGAGGTCCTCGAGCCGCCGCTGCACCGCTTCATCCCGAAGGAGCCGGAAGCGGTGCAGAAGAGCAACCTGCCCTCGGTCGTGACGCCGCTGGTTGACGACCTCAAGCGGCTGGGCTTCGAGGCCTCGGCATGACCGACCTCGAACGCCACCTGAACGAACTGGGCGTCATCGCGCGCCCGGTTCCCACCCCGAAACCCATGCGCCCCGAGGGCCAGCCTGCCGACTGGAAAGGCATTTGGTACCGAGATGGCGCGATCCCACACTGAGGAGAGAGAGATGACGCAGATGTCCACGTTCACCGCCACCATGATCGCCGAGGGAGCCGAGGAGGCCGAGAGCGAGGAGCAACTGATTGAGGCGTGGCAGCACCTGATCGACACCGGGGTTGCTTGGCAGCTTCAGGGGTTCTTCGGTCGTCAGGCCGACGCCCTGATCCGTGCGGGCGTATGCACCCGGAGGGCTGAGTGATGTCAGCAGACGCATACCTATCGCACACCGTCCATGATCTGCCTGCCTCCTTCGTGTTCCAGCCCGGTGGCTCTGTCAGGGACAGGGTGGCCAGAGCGGTCAAGATGGGCGTTGTGAAGGTGATCGCTGGGCCGACCATGTGCCATGTGAGTATTGACATTCAGAGGCCCTATTACCGGGCCGTACAGGAGGCTGAGTGATGACCAGAGAGCCGTTTAATTTCCGCCCGGTGACGCAGGACGAGGCGCGAGTGATCGCCCTCTCTGCCGCCGTGCGGGTAAACCTGAAACGGAAGATCAGGCAGATCGCCGGGTCTGATCTCGATGGCAAGATCGGGATGATGACCGCCGAGGAACTGCGGAACGTCCTGATCGGGCTGGGTGGCGAATGCGAGTGATCGTGCGCGGCCAGATGTTCGAGACCGTCAGGGAGTGCGCCGACCACTTCGGCGTCACGACCGACACGGTCTACTGCGCCATCAGCCGCCGCGATCCTGACAGCATCGGCAGGGGCCGGGGGAAGGTGAAGCGCACCCACGGTGGAGGCCTACCGAAGAAGCCCATGGTCGTTGCCGGGGTGAAGTTCGCCAGCATGGCCGATCTCGCCCGGTTCGTCGGCAAGGAGCCACGGCTGGTGCGGGCATCGCTGCGGCGTGGCGAGCGGGCGAAGATGCGGATCATCCAAGCGGTGATGAAGCGGCAGGCTGAGGCCGAGAACAAGCGGATGCGCGAGGCTCTGAAAGATTGGGATTGACGGGTGAATGATTAACATCTATCTGTTGTGAATATCGCAACACCTGATGAGGATCACACCATGAAAGTCGAAGCATTCACCATCGAAGGCCTGATCGCCAAGGTCGAAAAGGCCATCGGCGAGAAGTTCGTCATCGTCGGCAAGGGACGCCACATGGGCCTCCAGCTTGATGGCGAGGGCGGCGAGCGTCCGACCTTCTCACCCCGTGGCCGCAACGAGTGCGTCCGCTACCTGCAAGGCATGATCTACGCCGCAGCCATCATTAACCGCCGCGCCTGAGGAGGGAGCCATGAACGTAGAAACCGCAAAGCAAATGGTCATCAACGCTGGCCGTGGCATGCATGACGGATACCAGAAGATCGGCAAGGACTGCGGGCCTTACCCGGAGGATGACATCGGCGAGCAGATCGCCATCGGCCTGTACGCCATCGGTCGCTTCATCAGCGGCAAGCATGCGATCCCCGAGGCCGACATTGCCAAGCAGATCGTCGTCGCCGAAATCATGGCTGGCCGACTTCCCACAGTGAACCGTTAACAGACACCATTGACAGTTCTCGCAATGCACCCTAAGTGTTGCGAGAACCACAACAACAGCGCAACACAGGAGACACCCATGCGCCAGATGCAAGACCAGATCGAAGGCGGGATGGCAGGCCAGTCGGTCGAAGCCGTCGTTATCTTCGCCATCGACAACGGCAGCGACCCCCGCGTCCGCGCCCGCTTCGAGCGTCACCTCGACACCCTCCGCGCGATGGGTTCCCTGCGCCGCCCGGTGCGCCTCTGCATCGGGATGTGGAAGGGCCAGATGGAGGCCTCCTACGAGATGGTCCGCTCGGACTTCGAGGCCCACGTCATGCGTCAGGGCTGGGTTCTGCAGCAGGAGGCGGTCCTCGGCGTCGTTGCTGGTCAGGCTGTCCTGATCGACCAGCAGGGCAAGGTGTCGTCGGCTGGTAAGTGGCACAAGATCGACCCCGTCTACGCCTCTTTCTGCGAAGGGTGGACCTACTACCTCGACAGCAACGAGTACTGGATCGCCGAGTGACGCTTCTGCCTCCAGCCTTCGGGCTGGAACCAAAAGCGCCACACCATAGGAGATAGAAATGGCACTGAACCACCTGAACGACCAGCAACTGATCGAGGCCCGCACCATGGAGGCCCGACGCCTGTACGCCGCCGCCGCCGCGCTCGATGCCGCCAGCGCCCCGGCCAGCCGCGCCAGCGTCGACGCCGCCATGGATCGCTTCTACCCGTTTGACGTGGAAGCCCGTCGCCGGGGGATCGTCTAATGCAGCGCCCCAGCGAAGCCACCGATGATCAGGTCCGCGAGATGCTGGCCTATCACAACCACCGCATCGTCGACAGCCAGCGCCGCTACGGTCACTCGACCCTTCGCTCTGACCGGGCGCTGCTCGATGAGGCCTATGGCGATGCCTACCCGTGGCAGCAGGAGGCGAAGCGCCGGGGCATCTCTGCGTCCCGCCTCTCCGACATCCTCGACAAGATGTCAGACCGCTCGCTGCGGACCCTCTACCAGTGCGCCAAGCGCCGCGCTGGTCACTGGTTCGCTGACCCGAAGGCCATGATGGTCCTGCGTCAGGTCTGCCAGCGCAGGGGGCTGACCGATGTTTAAGGCAGAGCCTCTGACGATCCGTGGGATCACGTACCAGTCACAGAACGCAGCAGCGAAGGCCTTCGGCATCTCTGGCGCTGCGGTCTCCATCGCAAAGAAGAAGGGCCGTCTGGACACGGTTGGCCTCGACCCCAAGAAGACAGAGGCCTACCCGGTGGTGATCCGTGGGGTGGAGTACCCATCCCAGTATGCCGCAGCGAAGGCCTTGAACGTATCGCCGACAACCATCTGGAACGCCCTCGAGAGAGGGAAGATCGACAATGTAGGAGCAAGGAAAAAATGATCAGACTTTGGTTCATCGCCGCGACCATCGGGATCGCTCTGGGCGCGCTGACCGTGACTGACCCCATGGGTCGGCTGGTCGAGGCGCAGATCGAAGCGGAGGGCCAGTGATGCGGACCTTCGCAGCGCGTCAGAAGGACGCCGAGGAAAGCCGATACGACACCAGCGGCGCTGCTGACCCGGCAACGGTCGAGGGTGCCAAGGCGATCCTCTCCAGCCGGGGAGGCAAGAAGATCGCCAAGGTGGCGCTGGGCCAGTTCTGGGACGCCGCCCGCCAGTGGTCCGAGGGGTACCTGCCCACAGCCGTCCTCAGCGCACCCCTGCGCGTCCTGCTGGCGCTGGAGACCATGGGCCTGATCGAGCGAGCCGACGATGATCGCGGGGTGGCGATCAGGTTTCGCCTGACCCAGAGGGGTATCCAGCAGATCAAATCGAAGCTTGGCGGTGACGGGCTGTAAGCAGCCCTGATCCCCTGCGCTTCTGCAGGGTTTCCTTGGAGATAGAAATGAAGCTACTTCTCGCATCCGTCCTTCTCTTTGCAGTAGCCGCCTGTGCGGCTGAAGCAAAAGGCAAAAAATCGAAGCCTGCACCCGCTGTCTCAGCGCAGCCCGCCCCAGCGCCGACCAAGCCCCCAGCGCCAGCGCCAGCGCCAAAGCTGTCCTTTATGGACCAGCAGATCGCAAATGCGCTGTCAAACACCCGACCCGTTGGGGTGACCACTTATGGTGCAGCCGCTGCACTTCAGTCTGGCGGCATCGAGGCGGCAGAGGCGGCGTCTCAGGGCTGGTAATTAATCATAGATTGGAGTGACATTCTGGACCGCCAAGATATTCTATCGGCGGTCCAGAAACTTATTCGACTTGTGGCAGTTACTAACTACCGATCAGCCCTGATCTCTTGGACCACGCGGCTGTAAGCCTCTGCTCGGCTTTTATCGTGACGCCCCCGGAGCAGGAGCCAGAGGACAAGCAACAGGCTGATACCGCCAAGTACCGTGATCAGGGTCGGATCAAAGTCTTGCGTCCCAAGAGCGACATTACCGCCAGTCGCGACACCAGTGGTGCCTACCGCCGCCTTGTCGTTCTTCTTCGAACTAGCAACGGCCCGTTCGCCCTCGTCGACCAGAGCCAGCGTCGTGCCGCCATCCGTGCCTACCGCCTTCAGCCACATCGCCACGCCGCGCGCCTCAATATCTGCCACCCGGCGCGACCAGCCCTTACCAAAGGTCGACCAGTGGCGCAGGCCGCGCAGGAACGACATACGGCTGGAACAGATCAGCTTGACCAGATCGTCGCCGCGCAGCTTGGCCTGAGCCGTCACGGTTACAGGGCCAATCTTCCCATCTTGCTTCACCTTCACAACCTTCTGCAGCGTCCGCGCTGCACGACCGGGGCCGCTGTTCACTGCCAGATCGAAGGTTGCCAGATCGACGCCGTGCTGAAGGCTCTCGCCATAAACCTTATCCCAGTACCCTTTCTTGTAGATCGCAGAAAGGTCAGCATCACTGATATTTTTCAGTTCGTCCTTTGTCACCTTGCGATCCTTGAACGCGGCGAACGTACCGATGGTCACGCCCTTCATGGTCGCGCCACCGGGGTCTTTCGGATGATCAGCCCAGCCACCTTCGTGGCTCAGGACAATGGGCAGGCATGTCTTCAGGTTTCCTCGCGCCATCTGCGCCTCCTATGTGTTGAGGTTTGTACTACAAATTTCACTGGTGTTGTACATAACGCAACGGTCACCACGCAGCGTCATCTTCTGGCAGGGGCTTGATGTACTTGATCACCGTCGCCCCGCCCTTCTGATCCCTCGTCGCGATCCAGCCGACCGCCCGCATGATCCGCCCGATCCGTCCAGCGTGACGCTCGCTTGCGTCCTTGGCGGGGATACCGATGTCGCGGATGATCTCGGACAGGAGGATCGATGAGCGGTTGTCCAGCGCCTTCAGGACCGCGTCCGTCCAGACGTCAATGTCGGTGCGCTCGGTCTGCTGCTCCTCGACGATCTCCAACTCGTCGGCCTGCATCCACCAAGGCTCCCCGGCCTTCAGCAGAACGACAGCCTCGGCCCATATCTGATCCCGGTCGCGGCGGATCGCGTCGATGTCCACTTTCGTCGCGGTCACGGGCCAGAAGCGCCGCGCCCCGGTGGTGTCCTTCAGGTACGGGTTGCCGTCAGGGTTGATGGTCCCGATCATCACGCAGCGCCGCGCCGCCTCGATCACCGTCGTGCCGTATGGTGGGCGGAAACGGTCGGTCGACTGGGACAGGAACTTCTTCACCGCGTTCGTCTCGGCGGCATTCATGCGGTGCATCTCGGCGATCTCGAAAATCCACTTGCCCTGCATCTCCAGCTTGGCGTCCTTCGACCCGATCTCGGACAGTTCGTCAGAGAAGAACTGCTCCCCGGCGAAGGCCTTCACCCCGGATGATTTCAGCAGGCCCTGCGGCCCTTCGATGATGGGCATGGTGTCGACCTTGCAGCCGGGGCGCAGGGCGCGAGCGGCGCAGGAGATCAGGAAGCGTCGGCTGACGATGTTGGCGTAGCGGGAGGTCTTGTCTGGGTCGACGCCGAAGTAGTCGCGGAAGAAGTGGTTGACCCTCGGCACCCCATCCCAGACCAGCGCCTCCAGATATTCGGTCAGGCGGTCGTAGCTGTGCTTCTCGGCGACCGAATAGATCACGGGCTTGATGCTCGTCACCTTCGGTGCCATGTGCAGGCTCTCCAGCCACATGACGGCGTTCTGGAAGTCGCTCTCCTTCAGGGCGCGAGGGGTCCACGGCCCGTCTGCTTTCTCCCATGCTGGCCTGCGCTCCAGCACGACCTGCATGCTGAAGGCGTCATAGGTCAGCGCCCGGTTCATCGCCGGGTGGTTCTCCAGAAGCAGCGCCCAGTTCTTCGAGACGCTCGCCTTGGGCGTCCCCTCCTCACTCATCACGAAGTCGGCCCGCCATGCGTCGTCGACGTGGTAGCTTTCCTTTGGTCTGGCGATGTTGGTGATGGTCGCCTGAGCCTGATCTGGTTTCGCCTGCACGGCCTGCTTGGCCTGCGCCACGGGCTTCTGTGGTTCTGGCTGGGGCTTCTTGGGTTCCGGGGGAGGATCGTTCTTCGGTGGCTCCCATGGGCGCACAGTGGCCCGCATAAACCCCTCGATCTCCTTCGCCGTCCAGCCATCATCGACCGCATCAGCGCCGTCCCAGCCCTTCGGGATGGGTGTACCTGCCAGCCACTGTTCGAACGTGTATTTCATGCTGCAACTTCGATCCCGAGGATGCGGACTGTGCAGCCCAGATCGGTCAGCATTGCTGCCACTTTATCTGCGGTCGCGAGACCCGGCTTATCGGCATCCGGCCAGATCACCACCGAGCGGCCAGCCAATGGCGACCAGTCGGTGTGATTGATACCGAAGGTGCCACCCGGCCATGAGATGGTCTGACGCCCGGTCGCGCCAGCCACCTTGTCGGCGCACTTCTCCCCCTCGACGATGACGACCTGCCCATCCCTCAGCCGCTCGCGGCGGTACAGGGGGCGCGGGCGCGGGAACGGGTAGCGGCACCAGCACTCCTCGCCAGACGGCAGCTTGACCCAGCAGACCATCGGGGTTTCCTTGGTGCCGTCGCGCAGCTTGTGGCGCAGGACGTACCCAAGGATCGAGCCATCCGGGTTGAAGTATGGATAGATCGCATCCGGCACGAACGACCCCCAAGCCCGCTGAGGATCGTCGGCCCGCTTCGGGTTGTAGATGCGGACGTTCAGGCCGGGGCTGATCGCGGTCGGCGGCTGCAACAGGACGATCCCTTCGTAGACGTCGCGAGCCTCTACCTTGCGGGGCGCGACGTTCGGAGCGGACTGCCCGCCGCCGAGGTACTTGATGGCATCCCGCTTCTGCATCCCCTTCAGTTTCTCCACGAAGTCGATGACGTCTCCGCGCTCGTTGCAACCGAAGCAGAAGAACCGGGAGATGCCGTCCTTTCCAGTGAAGATCGTGAAGCTGGGAGTGTCTTCCTGATGGAATGGGCAGCACCCCTCCCACTCGTTGCCGTTCTTCTGAAGAACGACACCTTCGCGCATGGCCAGATCAGACAGGGAAGTTTCCCGGCGAAGCCGTTCAATGTCACTCATGATTTCCCCGTATCGTTGTTGCACTATTCACAACACATTCTCGCATCGGGTGCAAGAGAAAAGCGCCCCGTTTCCGGGGCGCTGAGTGTCGATACAGGGAGGTAGGTATCGACTTACTGTACATCATCTTGCCCGCTTCGCAACGGGTTGTTGCAAAGTCTTTTTGCCGCACAAGATGTCGCGCAGATCGTCATCCGATCTGGCAAAGCCAGCGTATCCGCCAGCGTTCTGGATCGCCGCCGCCCACTCTGGCTGACCCTTCCTGACGCGCCCGGTCAGGGTCTTCGTCTCGACCGAGGTGAAGACCGCAATGGTCTGGCCGACCATCTCCGGGGTGATCGTCACCGGGGTCCAGCCGATCAGATCGCCAGACCCCGGCATGAGGCCAGCGTGGAGCGGGCGTGGGTTCACCAGCCGCTTATCCCCACCGGGCAGGTCGATCACCTTGTTGGCGACCCACGCCTGCGCCACGTTGTTGCGGAACAGGCGTGACCCCAGTTCGGTGGCCAGCTTCATGCAGCGCCGGGTGAACTCACTCTCGGCCATGATCAGAACGGTATCTCGTCGTCCATGTCCTGACGACCGCCGCCGTAGTCGCCGCGCCTGCTGTCACCGCCCTCGCTGCGACCGCCGCCCCGCTGATCCGCATCGTTCGATCCGTCATCGCGATCCCCGCCCTGCCCAGCGCCGCCCGACAGGATCGTCAGCGTCCCGCTGTACGGGCGCAGCACGACCTCGGTGGAATAGCGGTCGTTGCCAGACTGATCCTGCCACTTCCGGGTCTCCAACTGGCCCTCGATGTAGACCTTCGTCCCCTTCTGCAGGTACTTCTCGGCAATCCCCACCAGAGCCTCGTTGAAGATGGCAACCGTGTGCCATTCGGTGCGCTCCTTTCGCTCACCGCTCTGCTTGTCCTTCCAGCTTTCTGAGGTCGCGACACGCAGGTTTGCCACCTTCCCGCCGTTGGGGAAACTCCTGACCTCAGGGTCACGCCCGAGGTTCCCGATCAGGATCACTTTGTTGACCGATCCAGCCATGTTAATACTTCTTGCCTCCTGCTTGTGCGCGATTGGCAAGCTTGTGATCTGCCCTCGCCCTGTTGATCCTGTTCTTCTCGATCAGCGCCCCAGCCACATCGAGACCGAGGGCTTCTGCCGTTTCCAAGATGCGGATGATGCAGTCTGCGAACTCGACCTCCCGACCGTCGCGGTGTGGAAGTTTGTCGTCCATCAGGCCCTTGCGGTCAGCCTCAAGAGCCTCGGACAGTTCCGAGTGCATCAGGGCTATGACCTCGCCGAAGTTCCGCTTAATCGGAAGTCCTGTGGCTGGGTCGTGGTACCATCCCGCATCGCTGGCGGTACCGTGCGCGAGGCGAGCAGCGAACCTCATGCCGTAGTAGGCTGCGGCCTCTGTTTCATCCATGTCTTCGGGGGTATTCATCACTTCCGTCCTTCCATGACGATGCGGTACCCGCGCCGATAGCCCACGGCCTCGATCTTGATACCTGTTCCTTCCAGTTTGCCGCGAAGTTTGTGCAACCTCAGCTTCAGCGCGTTGTACATGCGCTCGGGCGATGGCCCGCCGTCTGGGTCGTCGGCATACATCGCATCGAAGATGCGCTGCGTACTGACAGCCATGCCCTTCCCGCGCCAGATCGCGGACAGGACAGCCTCCTGATCCTTCGAGATCGCCAGTACATCCACCAGCACCTCCAGTGAGGGAGACGCCACACTCGCGCCGCAGCACGGGCATGTGATCTCCCTGTCCCCTACATTCACGCCCTCATCCTCTCTTTCTGTTTCGCCTGCCTTCCAGTCCACACATGAGCCGCCCACTTCTCGGGCGACTTGTACCCTCGCGCCGTCGCCAGCCTGAGCAGATCGTCGAACGTCTCGGCCCGCGCCTGCTCGATCTTCTGCTGCTTGCGGTGCTGCTCCGGGTCGATCTCGACCATCTCGTCGTCGACCTCCTCGACCTTGCGGCCCATGATCTCGTAGACGTGGCCGCACTCAGGGCAGATCGGGATCGGCGCGTGGGCGGCGAAGCACTGCGGGCAGAGGCGCACAGGCTCACTGCGGTCCCCGGCCTTCTTGCTCTCCTGCCGCCCTTCCAGCGACCACTCGCGATCATCATCCGGCAGGCCGAGACGGGCGAACCCGCCGACCAGATCGAGCAGGATGTGGGCCTCATCGTCCCGGCGCAGGCCGCGCCCGTGCTTCTGCAGGTGCAGCGCCAGAGACTGGGTCGGGGCATAGTCGAGGACGCACTCGATCACCACCGGGCGACCGACCTGCGCTGAGAGGTCGAACCCCTCGGTGAACAGGCGCACGTTCACCATCACCTCGACCTCCCGGTCGGCGAACTTCCTGAAAGTGTCCTGCCTGTCACCCTTGTTGGTGCCGCCGTCCAGCGAGACGGCATTGATCCCGCTCGCCCTGAACTCCGATGCCAGTTGCTCGGCACGGGCGATGGATGGTGCGAAGGCGATAGTCCGCTTGCCCCCGGCGAGACTGCGCCAGTGACGCACGGCCCCGGCCACCACTGCCTTGCCAGACATCAGGTCATCGATCTCGCTGTGGACATAGTCGCCACCCCGCGTGTGAACCTTGGACAGGTCGATGGAGGCCGGGGCGAAGGCGCGGTACTTCGACAGCCTGCCCCACTCGATCAGTTGCCGGGTCGACGGGCCGAGGACCATGTCATCCCAGATCGCGCCAAGGGGCTTTCCGTCCAGCCGCTCAGGTGACCCGGTCAGGCCGATGATCTTAGTGCCAGCCGCCTTGTAGTGATCGACCGTCTTCGACCACCCGGCAGAGGCTGAGAGGTGGGCCTCGTCGACGAACAGATAGTCGACAGGGTACTTGCCCAGCCTGTTCTGAAGGGTCGGGATCGAAGCGATCTGGATGGGTCGGTACGGGTTGTGCGGGTAGCCTGCCGCGATGTAGCTGTAGTAGAGGCCAAACTCGTCGAGGGTGTTGGCGGTCTGCCTGATCAAGGCGTCCCGGTGAACGCCAAACGCGACCCGCTTCCCGGCATCGGAGATCAGCTTGATCAGCGCCGCCGCAAGGACGGTCTTGCCAAACCCTGTCGGCGCAAACGTAAGCACGGACTGGTGCTTCCGAAGCGCCAGTCGCAGCTTGGTGCGGACGTCTTCTTGGTCAGGCAGGAGGGTGATCATTACGCAAACCCTTCTTACGCACCCTGCTGACGCCGAAGTTTGCTGAACCTACGTGCCAGTGATTGCAGAAACTGCACTTGTAGGCGTGGCTGTTTCGGCCCTTTTGCTTGTGCCGCAGAACGATGTTCTTCGCAATGCTCGCGGTCAGTTGTTCCTTCCCGGCGCAATTTGCCAGCCTGACCGCTTCATCTCCATCTGTCATTTGCCAGTCACCATCTTCCTAATCTTTGCTTCATGAGGGGCCATTCTTTCGAGGCGGTTTTGAATTGAGAGCAGCACTTCGGTTTGCTCGCGGGTCAGCCTGACCCAACGCTCCCCGGCCTGCATTCCATCAGCCATCCTTCCCGACCTGACGAGGCAGTCCAGAAAGTCGGCCTGCTCCTGCATGGTCGGGCTGGCCATCAGACCACCGGGGTCAGATCGGAAGGCGTGATATCGACGCCTGCGTCTCGCGCTCTTTCGATGATCAGCTTCTGGTCTGTGCCAGAGATCAAACCCTCGTCGTCCTTCAGGTGTCGGTAGATTTTCGAACGGTCGCGACCGAGCAGCTTCGCCAGCTTCGCGGTGGGCAGTCCAAACTTCTGGTGGACAGTCTGCCAAGGCGTCATGTCGTTTCCTCGTTGATGTGGAGTTCGCATCATACGTTGTGAAAGTTACATCGTCAATGTTATGAATAGTTATGGTTGCCATTCGCTGAAATTCTGAAATCCTGTGTTGACACCCTGAAAACCTGTCGACTATGTTGTGACCACCGCAACATACTTCAGCACGGAGACAGCACATGAGCGATGCCGATACCACAGAGACCGGGACGGACATGATCCCGTACAAACCCTACGACGCCGAGACGATCAAGAACGTCAGCCCCGGCATCCATCCGATGATCGAGAACGAGGCCTACCACGCTGGCCCCGGCATCTCTAAGTCTGGCCTTTGGACGATCCACAACCAAACCCCGGCGCACTATCGGTATGCGGAGCCTGCTGAGAAAACCCACTTCTCCGTGGGCGAAGCGATCCACCTTGCCGTCCTCCAGCCTGAGGAGTTCGAGGTCAAGGTCATGAAGGGGCCGAAGGATCGTCGCGGAAACAACTGGAAGGACTTCCTCGCCGAGGCTGGTAACACCGGGCGTCTACTGCTGACCGAGGGTGACTTCGAAGCTGCTCTCGAGGTCCGCGATGTGGTCCACGCCGACGCCTTCCTGAACGGCCTGATCGTCTCTCCGCACAGTCAGGTGGAGCATTCGGCTTTCTGGATCGACGAGGAGAGCGGCATGCTCTGCAAGTGTCGGCCCGACCTCTACCGCTCCGACCTCGGCATCATGCTGGACCTGAAGTCCACCATCGACGCTGGCTTCGATCCCTTCGCCCGGTCTGTCGTCAACTACGGCTACCACGCGCAGGAGGCATGGTACTCGGACGGCTACCGCGCGCTCGGCCAGAACGTCGAGGGTTTCGTCTTCCTCGCGCTGGAGAAGACCAAGCCGTTCTGCCACGCGATCTACGAACTGCCGCCATCCATCGTCGAGGAGGGCCGCGTGATCATGTCCCGCGCCCTGACCACATACGCCCAGTGCAAGGCGGTCGACCGATGGCCGGGTCACCGGGCTGGCGTGACGGAACTGAAGTTCAAGCCGTGGGCATACACCGTGACGCCCGCGCCTGTTGGGGAGGATGCGTGATGGACGTTGAAATCGTACAGGGGCGAATGGATGACCTGTCGCGGGCGATGCTTGCGAAGGGTCTGCGGAACCCGGTTGCGGCGCTCCACATCGAGGGCCATGTCGCTCCGTGCGTATTCATGCGGTGGGGCGTATACGGCGAACCTGATCATCAAGCTGAAGTCATCCGTGATCCTGACCACTATCAGGCAATTGCTGACGCCTTCACCCTGATCGGGAACCTGCCCAGCGCCGAGGAGGCGAAGCGCCAGCAGTTCATGACCTCGCTCGCCAAGGTGATCGACCTTGGCCGCGAGAACGGTATCGAGGTCGACTTCATCAACCCGCTGACCGATACCATGAAGCGGCTGTCGGAGAACGCGATCACGTACCAGCCGAAGCCCGAGCCACCCTTCGGTGGGCGCGTGGGGTCTGAGTTGACCGACGCTGACCTCGACGAGATTTTCGGTCCTGATAGCCGACCATCCACCGACCCAGACTTCGATGACGGCAACATCACTCCATGACCTGACGGGTAGGTACTGGTCGGCGGCACACTTCATCCGCCGCCGATCAGACCCCGTCATGGCGAAGGCGGCGCAGCGTCTCCTCCGTCAGATCGAGCCACACGCAACTGGCGCTCTCCTGCTGAGGATCGCCGAATTGAAGGAACCATCCGATGAATGCACCGAGTACCGAGAATAACCTGATCCCCGTGGTGAAGGCGAACATCGCCAAGATGGAGACCGAGTTCGCCAAGGCGCTGCCGGGTCACATCACCTCTGCCCGCTTCGTCCGCACCGCCCAGACGGCGATCTCCATGACGCGGAACATCGACAAGGTCCGCGATCCCCAGTCGCTCTACGGCGCTGTCACGAACGCTGCTGCTGATGGCCTGATCCTCGACGGTCGCGAGGCCGCGCTGGTGATCGACTATAACGGGGTCGCATCCTACCGCCCGATGATGCGCGGACTGCTGAAGCTGGCCCACAACAGCGGCCTCATCAAGTCGCTGGTCGTCGAGGTGGTCCGCGACAACGACATCTTCGTCTACGCGCCGACCGATCAGGAGCGGCCCATCGTCCACCAGATCGACCTGAAGCAGCCGCGCGGTGAGGTCTACGCCGTCTACGCCATGGCCGTGCTGGTGAGCGGCGGGATCGTCTTCGACGTGATGACCTCCGAGGATGTCAACCGCATCCGCGACCGCTCGGACGCCTACCGCGCATTCAAGGCCGGGAAGATCAAGTCCACGCCTTGGTCGACCGACTGGTCGGAGATGGCGCGCAAGACCGTGTTCCGCCGCCTGTCCAAGTATCTGCCGTCTTCGACCGACCGCGACAGCCTGCACAGCGCAGCAGAGCGGATCGACGACGACTACTCGTTCGACGTCGAGGCAGACGCACCGGGCGAGCAGGCGACCGTCACGACCGCGAAGAAGCGCGGGGCTGCTGCTGCCGCCCTGAAGGACATCACGCCCCAGCAGACCCAGCAAGCCGACGAGGTGGATCACGATCCTGATACGGGCGAGATCATCGACGGACAGGCTGGCGATCCGGGGCCGCAGCCGGGGGATGATATATGACCCCTCGCTTCGCCCGCCTCGAGATCGCGCTGAACGATCAGGCCGACATCGCCAACGCAGTGACCGTCATTCGGTCACTCGCCACCGACCTTCAGAAGATCGCTGCAAGCGTCTCTGATGCCCACCTCATGCGCCTCGCTGCACATGACGCCATCCGTGTCGCCTCGGGCAAGACGCGGAACGGAACACAGCCCGAATAACGCCATCAAAGGAGACATCCATGGCACGTAACCAGACTGGCCTCGCGATCACCATCAAGGCCTTCCTCGTCCTGAAGCCGAACGACATCAACCAGAACCTCGCCGCCCTGACCTTGGCGAAGGAGGCCCATGAGACGGGCAACTATTCCGCTCTGATCGCCGCCGCCTCCATCGACGAGGTGAAGGTCGAGCAGAAGTCGCGCCGGGTGGAAGACGCCCCGGAGGCCCCGGTTGCCGAAGAACCCGGCCCGCTGCTGGCGGCGATGACTGCTGGCATCTCCTCGGGTGACGAGCGGCTTGACCCGGAAGACGAAGACGAGAACGAAGCCGACGCCGCCTGACCATCAGGACGACGCAGATAAGACAGCGCCCCGGAGACGGGGCGCTTTTCTGTTGACGCTTTCACAACACTCTGGCATTAACCGTTTAAACGCATCGCCAGAGGGAGCCTATAATGGACCACGTTTCTAAGAAAGCCACACGCGCCTGCCAAGAGTGCGGAGAGCCGCTGGCGGGCATGAAACCGGGCGCACGGTTCTGCACGTCCCAGTGCCGCCTCTCCTTCAACAACCGCCGCCTCCAGCGTGGCGCTGAGTTCTACGACCTGTTCATGGCGATGCGCTATGACCGGGCTGCGGCGCAGGAAGCTGGCGCTTGGTCGATGCTCTGCCGCATGGCCCAGCAGATGAGGGACGAGGATATGGCGCAGCGGGCTGGTCGTAAGTCGTGGCAACCCGCTGCTCGCGTCCTGAAGGATCGTCCCGACCTCCACGCTATCGTCGTGGTCAGGCCGGGGAAGCGCACCCGTTAACGCCGGAACTGGGTCAGGCCGATGACCCCGAAGATCGACATGACAATCAGGCCCGCCCACTGATCCAGAGGGGCGGGCAGTGCGGCAATGGTCCACGGCTGCGGATAGGCGCAACGGGCGCACCAGAAGGTCGAGTACAGGATCACCGCGCCCCACCAGAAGGCCAAAGGTGCAGCGAACAGCAGCATCAGCCAGAACCCACCAGCCTTCATGAAGTCAGGCCGGGTCCGCATATGCTCCATCAGGATTTCAGCCTTCAGGGTCTCGCGGTCGGTCTGCGCCTCGATCTGCTTGTCGACCGTCTGGAATACCCGGTCAAGGACGCCGCCAGACAGCCAGCCAAGTATTGCTCGCAGCATCAGCGCGCCCTCGGGTCAGTGGTGTAAGGCCGCGCTGCGCCTGCCCGCTGCTGTGCCACGATCAAGGCATACACAGGCGCAAGGGTCTGCATGACCGACTGCACCTGAGCCGTGTCGACCGGGATCACCCACGACAGCATGGTGGCCACAGGGCCGTGCAGCGACGGATCGCCAAGCGCCGACGTTGCGAAAATCACAACGACATCGAGAACGGTCAGCAGCGCAGGCATCACGCCCAGCCAGAAGGATCGCGTCCACGCGAAGAAGATCGGTTCAGCGTTCATTTGTGGTCCCTTTGCAATAGTGTTTTGATGTCACCGCGCACCTCGGAGAAGGCCGCGTCCAACTTGGCGTCAAGCTTGTGCAGTAGGGCGTTGGTCTCAGTTCGGGCGGTGCGCGTAGCTTCGAGGTCTTCTGCCCTCTGACGCCACAGCGCGCGATTGTCCTTTGCAACTGACTTCACGGCACCCTCCAGCCTGACGAGCCACACGATCAAAGCGACCGCGCCAACAAAAATTGCCCAGTATTCTTTTAGCAATTCCAATTCCCAAACCCCCACAGTCAGAAAATAACGCCCACGTAAGAGCGTTTATATGTAATCGTCCCAGTCATCAGATCGGATTGAGACCCCGGTGAAAATACCAGCCGACAGGCCATAAGGCCCCGGCCCATCCAGAAGTGGCTTCATCTTCCAGCCAATCCGTAGGTACAGGTGAACCCAGCCCAGACCAATCCGTGGTTGCCACTCCCAGTACGGGCCGATCTGCCCGCGCCAATACGAGTAACCCCAGCGCGCTGGGACCGAGACGCCAGACTGGGATCGAGGCATGTCGTCGGTGATCCGCGCCCGCATCCAGTAGCGGAGCGTGTAAGCCTTGTTGCGCCACAGGTAATGGATCAGGCCAGCGCGCTGACCAAAACGCTCCGTGGTACGGCGGGTGGCTTCCTCGCTTGCTGGGCCTGTCCACCCCAGCGCGTCATGCGTCTCCAGCCAGCGCAGCAGGCGCGGCAGGCGTCCGTCCCTGTCACACAGGGCAACAGCCAGAGGAACCAGCGGGTATGCCAGCAGCCAGCCGAGGATCGTGACGGGGAGGTACAGCCAGAACCGCATGGCGTCAGCCGATCAGAGCGTCGAGCGTCAGCGCCTGCAGCGCCTCCGGGGTGGCGGCTGCTTCGATCCGGGGATCGGCTGTCACGTCGCGCAAGGCCTTCTTGCGCTCGGCCACGGCTTTCTTCCCGGCGCTGTCGCTGTTCTCGTCGGCGAGCATGTACTGAGCATCCAGTTCTTCCAGCTTCGGCTTGCGCTCGGAACGCAGGCGATCCTTTTGGATGCCGCGAGCCTTGGTCATATCGATCTCGACCGCAGGGCCAGAGAACTGCCACGCATTGCGGAACGCCCGATTGGGCGGGATGGTCAGAGAGGCGGCATCGCGGATGTCGCCGTTGATGTTGATGAGGACGGTCATCACGCAGCTTCCTTCTGGTTGGTGGGTTCCTGCGACACGCGCCACGCATTGCGGAAGGAGCGGTCGGAGGGGATCAGTTCGACAGGCACGATCTTCATGATCTGACGGTTTCCCTTGTAATCCCGCCAGACGCGCGGGGGGATGTCCTTCATGATCAGGTACTCAATGGCCTCCTCCTCGGTCATAGGACCGATGGGTTCGGCGTAGGGGTGTTCTTTGCGCTCGCCATCGGGGACGGACTGATCGCGCAGGTAGGTGTCGATGGGCGGCAGGACGCCCCCAGCAAGCGCAGCGGCCAGCCAGTTCGGATCGGGAACGAGGACGCAGGCTGGCGTGTCTGGATATGCCGGGTCTTCGAACAGGACGCGGTATTGCGACTGCACCGGGGAGAGGTGTTGCTTGGCGTCGTGGAGGCGGTCAATCAGGTGCATCGGCTTATCCCTGAGCGAAGGCCACGGTTGGCTCCACCGTGTCGGCAGCAGAACCCGCTGCGTTCACAAGGGCCACCCGGCACGTTGTCGTAGACTTGATGCCTGCGGCCTGATTGCCGACCACCGCGTAGCAGTTGCTGGATATGTTGTCAGACCCGCCGCCAGAGGTGGGGACGTAGTTGGCATCGGCGAAGGCGTTTGTGAAGTTGACGTCTGTGGTGCCGACCCCGATGTCGGTAATCGACGACACGTTGAAGCTGCTGCGGATCGACACGACGCCGACCTGATTGAAATTGATCTGGGCGCGCGGCGTCGTGCGCCGGATCGTCTCGGTCGGGACCGTACCGCCAGACGACTGGAGCGTGGTAAAGGCTGCGGTACTCATGCGAGGTCTCCGTGAATAGCCGAGTAAACCACGTTGTCTGCGGACACCCCGTTGGCCGACGAGCCGACTTGGATAGTAAGCTGCGTCGAGGTTTTCAATGTCGGCGTTGCGCCTGTCGCACCCACTACCACCATACCCGAAGATATGTTTGCCACTGTGCCGCCGTGAGAGCCAAAGGTGGGGGTGTATACCGCATCACCCATAGCTGCAGTGAAGTTTTGCGTGTAGTTCCCAGCGGCATTGTCAGTATAGGACGACGTGTTTTGGCTGTCCTGTATGGTGATGGTCCCCGTGCCGTTCAAAGAAGCCCACGCTGCCGCCACCCCGCGCAGGGATCGCGCCACGGCCTCGGTCGCGCGCTTCAGGTTTTCTGTTACGACGGTACTCATGCGAGGTCTCCGTGTACGACACCCTGCACACGGGCAATGTCAACATAAGCCACACTGGCAAAGACGCACCCAACCCCGTGCGCCGTCGTCGTCGGCGCAAGGTCAGTGTGTATCGTTGTTCTTTGGTCACCGCCCGCTGTATCTGACCCTTGCGTCAGGATCGTTGCGTAGTCGGAACTGCCGAAGGCATTGGAGAACCCGACAGTGTAGAGGCCAACGCCGCGATCTGTTAGAGACGAGACGTTCTCGCTGTCCCTAATTGCAACGGTGCCTGTCCCGTTAAAATTGTGCCACGCCTTTGCCGCCCACTGCTTCGTGAGCGTGGCTGGCCCAGTACCTGCGCCGTTGCTGATCGTGTTCGCCCGTACTTCGCTCATCAGATCACCGCCAGTGTGCCGCCAGTGGCGACTGTCAGGGTTACACCAGTATCGACCGTCAGCGGCCCGGTGCAGGATGCGTTCTCGTCGGCGTCGATGGTTGTGTTGGCCGTCAGCGTCTTCGCGTTAACGCGGAAGATGTCGCCGGGGGCGTTTCCGATCTCACCGCTATTACCTTTGAACAGACCGCCACCGCCGACAGGTGTCCATGCTGTTCCATTGTAACCCTCGTAGCTACCAGTCGTGCTATTGAAGCGGATGTACCCAGCCAAAGGGGAGACATCGCGTTGAGCCGTGGTCCCTGCAGGTAGGATGGCAGACCCAGTGGATGAAGTCTTCTGCACCACGCCATTCAGCAGTGCGGTGATGTCTGCAGCCACGCCAGCGACAGTCGTCACGTCTGCTGATATGCCAGCCACCGTGGTCACATCTGCAGCGATCCCGGCCACCACAGTCACATCAGCGGCGATGCCAGCCACAATGACCACCTCAGCGTCCACCCCGGCAACAGCTACAACCGAAGCAGCGATCCCGGCCACGATGACGATTTCAGCGTCGATGCCTGCCGCAGTTGATACCGCAGCAGCGATGCCAGCCACTGTGGTGACGTTGGCCGCGATGTCTGATACGATGGTCACACTCGCGGTCACGCCAGCCACAGCAGTGACGTCAGCCACAATAGCAGCGACAGCGTTGATGTCGGCCACGTTGTCGGCCAAGATGATGATGTCTTGGATCAGGTCATCGAGAACTCCGCTGTCCTGACCAACTGGAATTTTCAATGCCCGGTCAAGCTGCTCTTGAAGCTGCTGGTCTCGCATGGAGGCGAGGTCAAATCCTTCCTCCACGACCTCAGCAAAGAAAGCGCCTTGATTGACAAGGTCGATCTCCTGCGTGTTTGGAACGTCGCGAATAAATGTGATTTTCTGAGATGCCGTTGGAGCCACAGCAAATGTGATTGCGCCGCCAACGGCATCTCCGACACCAGAGACAGTGAACCCGGTAGTCAGCGTGGTGTCTACGCCAGCCTCGGTTCTGATGACCTGAATGTGGCTCTCGTCAAGGATGCGGAACCCATAGCTAAACGCTACCGTGACACCGTTTCCGGTGTATGGGCCAGACTTGCTGACTTCGCTGGATACGGTCATCGCGCCCTCTCAGTTTCCGGCACACTACCTTTAGACGGTTTCTGTCTTGTCATTGCTTGGTCCCGTCCTTGCCTGAGGTCAGGCCCTGCACCACGTCGGCAGGCCCCTGCGGCTGGGCATCGCCGCTCGAGACGTCCATCGCGTACCCGGTCATCTTGGCAAGCTGGCCCATGGGGATGCCCGTGATCAGCGCCAAAAGGGTCAGGCCGTCCATCACAGCGCGGCGCTCGCCTTCCCCGGTCTGCACAGCCTTGGCGATGGAAGCAGGCGCACCAGACGCCCGCTCGACCGTGGAGACCACAGGCGATGTCGACAGGCGGTCGTCGTAGACCATGTCGTTGAAGCGGTTCATCATCGCCATGGTGACCTGACCAGCAACCGGGACCATCGCCGTGATGTATCGGCCCTGCGATCCGAGGGTGATGGCTGCGATCTCGTCCGCATACCCGTCGTCATCCTCGTCTTCCAAATCGCCTTGGAAGCCACGGACGATCAGGTCGGCGATGATGGCCGGGGCCGCGATCCCCATCAGGTAGACCCAGAACATCCGGGGCGATCCGCGCCAGCCCATGGTCCGCATGGCGGTCTTCATCTCGCCGCCGACGAGGTTGGCCTGCCCGTTGAAGTACGAGTAGAACATCGTGAACAGGCGAGTGAAGGCGTTGCCAGTCTCGAACAGGGACAGGTTCTCCGGGGCGAAGTCACCGATAGTGCGGCGCACCACGCTGTCAGCTTCGAAGACCGCGTCGGCCTCGGACATCCTCTTGGCGATGGCCTGATCATAGGCGGCATGCCAGATCATCACGTCCATGATGTTCTGGGTGAACTGCTGCAGGACGTACCCGTGCTTGTCGATCAGGGCGCGCATCTCGGATGGGATCGTGGGCTTCACCACGGCCTCCTGAATGCGGCGCTGCGTCTCGCGGGCAGCATTGCCCACCCGCTCGCGCATGAAGGCCGACTGCGCCATAGCCTCGGCCCGCATCGAGAACGCGCCGCCAGCCGTGTACCGGGCCAGAGCCGCAGACATGCGGTAGGGCTTGACGAGGACCATGGCGGTCGAGAACCCGGTGATCTGCTGCGCGGTGTTGACCACGTTCATGAACATGGTGTGGATGCCCACCCGACGCCGCAGTTCGCGGGCGATGTTCGAGAAGGCTCTCCCGGCAGGCGTGGTGGCCCGCTGCTCGACGGCCTGCTGGGCGGTGCGCTGCAGCCACGGGGTCAGCATGGATGCGATCAGGGACTGGTCGTAGGTGTCCATCGCCTCGCGCATGTCGCGGGCGGTGATGATCCCAGCCGTCTGGCGGATCGTCGGTTCGACGTGGGTGAACCGCAGCACCTTGTCCATGTGCGCCGGAAGCAGCATCAGGTCGAGGGCGAGCGGGGTGCGGTACTGCTCCACGCGCGCCTTGGTGAACCCGGAGCCAGTGGTCGGGAACATGAACGAGGTCTGCTGCATCTCGAGGGCGTTCTGGTCGGCCCTGATCTGGCCGTCGTTCGACGCATCCTGATCGGCAATGGCTGGAACGTACCCACCACGGTAGGTGCCGAACGGGGTGACGACCGGGCTGGCCTCGACCTCGCCGAAGTAGAACCCGAACATCTTGCGGTGCGCCGTCTGGGCGGGGCGCTTCAGTTCCTCCATCAAGTCCCAGATCGACTGGGCCATGTCGAAGTCTTCCTTGGTCAGCTTGCCCTCTTTCACCATCCGGGTGATGAAGACGTCCCACTTCGACGTGTCGACCGTGCCGCGATCCATGATCGGCTGGCCCTTGCGGTCGACGCTGGGCTTCCCTGTCGGCGTGGTCTTCTGCTGCTGATTGATCAGCCCGGTGGACCAGCCACGGCCCATCAGCAGCTTCTCCTTGTTGCTCTCGTTCCCGGTGTGGAGGATCGCGTGGATCAGTTCTGCCTTGGTCTCGAAGGTGTATCCCAGTTCCGGCGCAGCGATGGAGCCACCCGAGAGCAGGTCTTTCCGGCGCGGGTTCAGGATCGCCAGCATCTGGTCGAGGCGCTTGGCCTTCTCGTCGCGGTAGACCCCGAGGGCGTCCATGACCGGGCGCACCAGATACCGGGTGAACGGCCCCTGATCACCATCGTCCATGTCGCGCGCCCATGCCTCCACCCGGCGCAAGGCCGAGAGCATCGACAGGGCCGACTTGCCCATACGCTGGGCTGCAGTCAGGCGAGCCTTCAGGGCCGGGTTCTGCTTCAGGCCGCGCTGGGCCAGCACGTCCGACAGTTCGGCGATGATCTGGTCCTTGGCCATCTGCTGACCCTCGATCTCCAGCGTCCGAGCCGTCTTGCCGAGCGAGACGAGGTTGGCCACGGCATCGGCCACGGCGCGGAACTCGCCCACGGTCAGCGCCTTGAAGGGCTTCGCGTTCTGGGTATAGGTCTGGATCGCGTGGCTCAGGGCGGCATAGGTGGCCGGGTCGTCCTGCTGAAGCTGGGCGCTCCATGCGTCGAAGTCGAACTGGCTGTCACCGTTGGCCAGACCGAACTTCGCAGCGATGGCGCGGGCGGCGCGGATGTGATCGACGTCGACCCCGCGTGCCTGAGTGCTGTCGGCCCGGTTCAGGCGCGACAGGCGGTTCACCAGCTTCTCGACCTCGGCGTCGATCTTGCGCGCCTCCATGTACATCATGTGGCTCAGGAGGTGGCGGCGCTTGGCCTCGGCAGCGGTGCGGATGTCGCCCTTGGCCAGAGCCTTATAGGCGTCGTCCGATGCCTTGCGCGATGCTGCCACGTACCGCTGGGCGGCGCGGGCGTCCTTGATCACCATGCGGTCGAGGGTGCGGCGAGCCATCTCGCGGAACTGGCTGACCTTCGGGAACAGCAGGCTGCGGCGCAGACCCCTGTCGCCTTCCAGCTTGGCGTTCAGCGCGGCCAGTTCCATGGAGATCAGGCGGGCCTTCTTGTCGCCTTTGATGGCGTCCATCGCTGCCTGCGCCGCCTTGCCGTCGAGGAGGATGTCCCCGTGGCGCTGCGTCATCAGCGCGTCGGCCTCGGCCTCCACGGCGTCGTCCAGCTTCGGTGTGGTGGTCAGCGCCTCGACCAGTTCCCGGCCATTGCCGAAGCCGTACATCTCGGCGACGACGTCAGGGTGCATGCCACCCTCCCCTGTCGCATAGACGGCCCAGCGGTGGCCTTTCCCGGTCTTGGGCGCACCCGGCAGGCGAGCGAGGATGTCGGCCCCGTAGCCGTCCTCCAGCGCCTTGCGGTTCAGCTTGATGCCGGGGGTCTCGTCACCCTCGAACGTCTGCCCGAACCGCATCTCCTGAATGGCCCGGTAGATCGGCTGCTTCTGCTTCTCAGCGGTCAGGCTCTCCACCAGCTTGGCCCGCTCGTCGCGCCACCACTGCTGCTGTGCGCGCTGGATCGGGGCCATGATCTCGGCCCTCAGCTTCCCGGTCGCCTCGTCCTCGGCTTGCTGTGCCAGCGCCTTGTACTTCTCGTACTCCTCGTCGCTCAGGCCCATCTCGGCAGCGGTCTTGAACAGCGGCCCGAGGTCGGCCTCCTTCTTCTTCGCTGCCTCGATCTGCTGATCGGTCGCGAGCATGCGGTCGAACACGCCTTTCAGTTCCGGCGAGACCTTCACGTTCAGGCTGGTCAGGCTCTTGTAGACGGACTTCAGCCAGTCGGCGAACCGCTCGAAGGCACCGCGCAGTTCGACCGATGGGGCCTTACCCTCCATCAGGTACGTCTCGAAGGCCCGCGCCCACTGCTCCTGCATCCCCACGTCGATGGCGATGTCCTTGGCTGGGTTGCCGCTGGAGCCGAGGGTGATGGCGCGGGTGACGTCCTCTGCCGTAACCGCAACACCCGTGACGCGCGATGCGTCTTTCGCAACATCGGCGGCGTTTGAAGACCACCACGCCTTGATGGTGTCGAACTCCTGCTGTGCGGAGGTGTCGCCCTTCGCTGCCATCTCCTGCAGCGCGGTCAGGAAGAAGTGGCCGCTCTCATGCATGAAGGTGGAGAGGTCTGCGGCCTTGAACAGGTTGATGATCGTCTCGCCCTTGGCCATTCCGCCTGAGGGGAACATGATCGAGCCACGGCTATTCTGGAACAGGAGGGTCGGGCGGGCCTGATCGGCCTCGCTCATCTGAGCATCCTCGCTCGCCCGGTCGACCGGGAGAGGCTCGTAGATAGCAGCAGCCAGCCCATGCACCGCAGAGCCTTCGCCATCGTCCGTGACATAGTGGCCGAGGTACCCAGCCTTCTGGATCGCGGCGGCATAGGCGTCGACGTTGTAGCGGCTGGTGCGCGGCATGCGCTCCTTGATGCCGTCAGGGTCTTCGTACCACGGATACAGGCGGGCCGGGTCGACCTTGACCGTGTGCCGCCAGTTCCCCAGCCCGTTCTCCTTGATGTACCCGCGCCCCGGCTGCGAGCGGCTGGTGCGGGCGTCGATCCCGAAGAACGACCACTTCCGCATGGCGCGGCGATCCGGCCCCACCAGAGGCCCTGTGCCGCCCATCTTCGGGTCGATCACGTCGCGCTGCTCGCTCGACCAGTGCGTCAGTTCCACCAGCCCGTCAGAGCCGATGGGAAGCTGCGGGCGATCTTCGATGTAGCGGTGGCCGCGCTCGTCGACGACAGGCGCTTCGTCCAGCGCGCGGCCTTCCAGCCACGCCCACTCGGGCAGCAGCCCGGTCTTCTGATCGGCGAACACGGTGTCCTCGACCTTGGCGTTGCGGTTGGTCTCGCCGTGGGGTCCATAGTTCAGCCAGCTATTCTGGCCGCGTGTTTCCGTTGTGATTGCCGCAACAGCACTGCCCGTGAAAAGACGGACGTGCGCCTGCCATGCATTCTCCTCGCCACGCGCACGGAAGCCAGCGCCTTCCAACCCGTGGCCGAATGCGTCGTGGACGGCGCGGAACAGGTCGTTGGCAAGGACGCGCTTCTTCGGCCCGTCAGGCGCACCGAAGGCCCACTCCAGCCCGGTATCGACTTCCATGGGGTTGCCCGAGATGTCGGTGTCGGTCGCTCCCGATCCGAACCCGGCCTCGGTCGGGAACACGGCCATCCGCTGGTTGGCCCGCAGGTCGCGCATGGCGTTCCACGGGTTGCCCTCGTACAGGTCATTCTCTGGGTCGATGAAGAAGAACTGGTACCCGGCATCGGCGAGGGCCTGATACTGGGCTTTCGTCTGCTCGATCAGGTTCTCGAACGCCTCCTTCACGCGGGGGTCGTTCGGCGCATGCTCCATCGCATCATAGGCGGCGGCGATCCGGGTGGCGCGTTCAGCGTCAACCTCGACGAACGTCGCCTGCCGCTGAAGCGGGATGCCGTTGTCGGCAGCGTACTTCTCGGCTACTGCGACGAGCCGGGGGTCGGGTCCGCTTGCCCCTTCGACAGTCGGCGCACCCGCGAGCGGCGCAAGGCCTCCGCCCGAATACCGTCCTGCTCCGTCTCCGTATCCGGCTTGGGCGTACTCTCGGCCCGCAGCTTGCCCGCCAGCGCCGTCACCCTGTCCATCGCTTCCCGTTCCGTCATCGAGGCCTTTGGCCCTGAGGAGTTTTCTCGCGCCACTGGAGTTTGTCCCTTCGCTTGTGCGTACACCCTGTGCGCCCCAAAGGCGCTTCTCCCAGAACCAGAGGACCGCCTGAATGTCCCCGGCAGGCAGATCGAACTGCTTCACCAGATCGCCCGTCATGCGGAAGATCACCTTCCGATCCTGATCGGTCGGCCCGCTGACGACGCCCTCCGCGCCGATTGGGGTCTCGAGAAGACGGCCCGTCAGGCGGCGGTAGGTCCGAGAATACCAGAGGTCGATGGTTGTGTCGCCAGCGTCGATATCGACGCCATGCAGGCCCATCGTGTAGCGGCCCAGCTTCTCGCCGAACGCCATGATCCCGTAGGCATCATCGCCAGCGATCTCGGCCTTTGTGGTGTAGCGGCCAGCCTTGTACAGGCCGCTCTCGGTCATCGCCCGGTTGATCTCGGTGCGCGGCTGTTTCGACCGCAGCCAGTTGATGCCAGCGTCGACACCACCCTCGCGCTCGAAGATGTACTTGACGAAGGCAAGCTGCTGCTCGTTGGCCGGGTTGCGGATACCCCAGCCTGCGTCCTTGTTGACCTGCTCCCCGGTGGTGCGGTCCTTGTAGCTGGTCTGCCTCGGTTCCTCGCCACGGGCGCGGAATGCCTCAGCACGGTTGACTGGGATTTCCCCGGTCGCGAGGAAGGTCTCGAACGCCTCTGCCGAGTTCATGAATGCGCCTTCAGGCTCGGCCCCATTCGAGAACAGGCCAGCGAAGACGAGGTAGAGATCGCGGTGGGTCGGGTTGGTGGCGAGCGTCGGGTAGACCTGCGCTGCCAGTTCCATGGAAAGCTGGACGTCAGCCGAGTACCAGCCCACACCGCTGTTCGGGTGTTGAAGCTGGGTGGCCACCTCGCCAGCGGCCCACGACAGAACGGCCTTATAGTCCTCCTCGCTGTCTTCAGGGAAGAACTGACGGCCATGCTTTGCCATGTGGTCGGCTGTCATCGCCTCACCCACAGCGCGGATCGTCACCTTGCCGTCGATGGTCAGCGGGCGGTCGAACAGAGGCACCCCGTCCTGCTCGAGGATGTTGGGGCTGGAGCGGTCAAAGGTGCCACGGTTGTTGACCGACTTGATCTGGGTGGGGTCGAAGGCGACCCAAGTAACAGCCCCGGTGTCGTCGGGGACATAGTCCCGGTCGAAGGTCTCCATGTCGGGTTCAATCATCTTGATCCCGTCGTAACCCAGTTCCTTCATCGCACGGACGAAGACCTCGCCGCCCTCCTCGTCGTCGAGCAGTTCCCAGAAATTGTCGTAGCCAGATCGGCGCATGAAGTCAGGATTGTTGATCTCCGGGTCGAGTTCCATCGCTTTGGCGATGACTTCGTCGAGACGAGCCACGGAGACGTTATCGGTGGAGGTGACGTCGAGGGGGTTGTTGATCGACAGATAGACGGACATAACCTCGCCGCTACGGCGACCATCCTGACCAGCGAAGCCTTCTGCAAAACCCTTCTTCTCGGCGAAGTAGAAGCCTTGGCGCTTGGTGTCGAACGCCATACCGAGAACGGAAGTCTTGCCGACCGCATCCGGGTTGAACGTGTCGAAGGCCTTACCGGGCGTCCCGTGGTGAACAACCAAAGGCGCACCCTGATCGTCCACGACAGCCGACTTGCCAAACCACTGCTTAAACGGTTCGCTGTCGACAGCCGCACGGCCAGTCTGGTCGTACAGGCCACCCTCGGTGACGTCGGCCTGCGCCTGCGCCTGAGGGCGCTGCTGGCCGGGGCCGCGAACTTCCGGCAGAGGGATGGCTGCGGTAAGTTCTGCGACCGACTTCCCAGAGCGGGCGGCGCGGGTCTCGTACCACGAACGCCAGATCGCAGCCTGCTGACGGGCCACGGTGGCGTCCTGCCCCGACTGGGTCAGGCGCTCGGCCATGGTGTCGAACACGGCCTGCCCTGCGGCCACCTCGACCTCGGCCTGCGCGCGGATCACGTCGGCCTGCTGCATCGCCTCATCGAGAAGGGTGGCCTTCGTCGCCTCCCACTCCTCGGCCTCTGCGAAGGTCATGTCATCCGGGTTGAACCGGGCGTTCTGCAGCAGGAACTGGTCATGCTCTGACCCGGCGATCTTGGCGGCGAAGGTGGCGGTCGGGATGGCGATGTCGCCCCCGGTCGCCAGCGCCTCGGCCACCTGATTGGGATCGACGCCGTCAAGCTGGGCGATGACCTCCTCGACGTTCATGCCGACCGACTGGAAGTATTCGGTGAACCGATCAGCCGGGACGTACATCGTCTCGGCGTCCTTGCCGTCGAGGGTGCGGGTCAGGTAGTCGCGGAAGGCATCAGGGGCGCGCTCACGGACCTTCGCCTGCATGGCGGCATCCACGAAGCCCGTGATGCGCTCCTGCGTCTTGCGAGCCTCGTCAGCCTTCTTCGCCCGGTCGGCAAACATCTGACCGCCGACGCCAGCAACCTCGAGAGGCGCGGTCGCCAGTTCGGCCAGACCTTCGATGATGATGTCAGCCCACGACAGGGTGTCGCCGTTCGCGGCCTGCGCGGCAGCTTCACCGCCCGATCCGAGGACGGCCTGCGTAAGGCCTTGCAGCAGCATGTTCCCGATGGGCGACTTCGACAGGGTCTGCCCAGCGACACCGCCCGAGATCGCGTCGAAGATACCGATGATCGCGCCGCGCGTCAGGCCGCGTGACTGAGCCTCGCGCATGATCTCGGGGTTCTGGAGGATCGCGAACGCTGCCTGCGGATCGGAGAAGTCGACGCCCTTCTCGCGGAAGAACTGGTCGACCTCGGTGGCGTTTTCCCTGACCGCAGAGGTGACGCCCATCGTAGCAGCGCCAGCCGCTGGACCGCCGATGAGCGTGGCACCTGTCGCAACGGCAAGGGACGGAATGCTCTCTGCGGCGGTCTCGAGGACGAATGCGATGGCCCCGGTCGGGTCTTCGCCCACGGCACTGAAGAACCCGCCGATGCTGTTCTCGGCATTCGCCAGACCCACGTCGCGGAAGCGAGATGCCGTCTCGGACATCTGGATAGACTGCGCCCGGTCGATGATCTCGCGGGCGGTTTGGAACGCCACGCGAGACTGCTCGAGCATCTCGCCCTTATCCTCCTCGGACAGGCCAGAGATGAAGTCATAGCGATCCTGCGCGTACCGCAGCGCCCAGCCCTGCTGATCGAGGCCGGGGTTCTCGCCCAGCTTGGCAAGCTGCTCCTGATACAACTGCTCGCGGGTCTTGCCGATGTCGGCTGCGAGTGCCGCGCGACCCTGACCCGCCATGACATCGTCGATGGCGGTGATGCGGGCGGTGTCACGGGCGATGGCCCGCGTAACCGGGTTGGACATGGTGATTTCTTCAGCCGTGGTGCGGAACGGCTGGGCGACATACTGCTCGAAGAACGACAGTTCCTCGACACTGTCTCGCGACACTGCAGCGTTCGTCGGATCGCGCAGCCACTCAGACAGCTTGGGGTTCCCGGCAAGGATGGTGGAGTTCTTCTTGTTCTCGATCTCCTGCTGGAAGACCGACCGATGCTCACCGACCATAGGCAGCGGCGGCTGCTGCTTCCCGGTCGACCGGGCGTACTCCTGTGCCAGCGTCAGATCGGCAGCGGCCTGATCTGGCGACATATCGGTCGCGCCGACCACGATCCCGGCCTGTGCTGCCGTCTTGCTCTGCTGTTCTTTTTGAGTGCGGGCGAGGTATTCGGCGTAGGTTTCCATCACTGTCCCGTGCTGATCGCTGAACTCAGGTAGCGCGCATACTCTGCTTCCACCTGTTCTTCGGAAGGTTTGTACCCGAGGGTTGCTTCCAAAGCTACTTCAATTTGAATGCGATCTGCTTGCGGGATTTCAGCGTAGTCTTGGAAGATCGCTGCCGTTCTGCCGTCGCCGATGCTGCCCAGTGATGGCACCTCGAACATCCGCGCCGGGGTCTCGCTCGCTCCGAACCAGCCCGGTTCGCTGATCACGACAGGCAGCAGCAGGCGGTTGACCATTGACTGAACGTCAGTCGGCAGTGGCCTCTTGCCGTTCTCCTGCGTCCATGCGTCGACCTCGCGCTGGAGAGCGATCTGGAACTGGGCCTGACGGCGCGCAGCCTCCTCGCGCTCCACGCCCTTCTTGTCGGTCGTGGTGATCCCTGCCGCCTCAAGCTGGCGGTTCATGTAGTCAGAGGTGGAGATGATGGCGTTGCTCTCCTCGCCAGCCTTCCGCTGGTCCGTGAGAGCCGTCTGACGCCACCCGGTGACCTTCTCCCAGTCAGCGTCGGATAGCTTGCCGCGATAGTCGAACAGGTCTTCCTGCGCGAACCTGTCGGGGTCCGTGGCGTACTGGGTCTGCAGATCGTACAGCACCCGCTCATCGGTCTTCAGGTTGCCCTTCGACCGGGCCTCGTAATACGACCAGAGACCTGCCATTTCTTCCCGGCCAAGCTGTGCGCGAACCTGAGGGTCCATGCTGTCAGGGTTCTGGCCTTGGTCAATCATCGCGAAGGCGTCGGCCTTCAGTCTGTCGAACTGGGCCTTGTTGTCGGCATCGCGCAGGTCGCTGATGATCTTCAGGCGGCGAGCAGTCTCCTCGCGCAGGCGCGGATCGGCGATAGCGTCCAGTGCCATCTGCTGATCGACCAGCGATGGACCAGCGGAACGCGGGGCGACCCCAGTGCCACGGGCCGATACGGTCGACGCGCCGCCAGCCGCTATGGCCTCACGCGCGCCCATAGGCTCGATGTGCCAAGGCTCCCACGACATGCGGAAGTTCAGACCATAGGCTGCGGCGTTCCCG